CTGGACGCCGAGAACGACAAGGCCGACCAGTGAGCATCGTCGGCGTGAACCGAGGGCCGTTCGCATGGTCGACGTCGCAGACGATCATGCGGCGGTCCTCCACGCTCTGCTGGGACGTCAACGGCTACTACCGGTCGCTGGGGATCGGGTACCCGTTCGTCCACGTCACCGTCAAGGAGATCAGGGAGGCCTACCTGGCCCTGGACGGGCCCAACGACGCCCGGCTGACCCAGGCCTTCACCACCTTCTTGGACCCGGCCGCCAAGGCCGTCTACGACGCCATGCCGCTGGGTCAGCGCTACCCCGACCCCTACGTCCTGCTGGAGGAGAAGTTGGCCTCCCTGGACCGGGGTGACACCGTCCCGGTGACCGCCAAGGTGGTCGACGGGCACATCGTCTACGACATCCCCGAGGGCTACGAGATGATCTCGGGACACGCCCCAGGGTCGCTTGACAATGGCAGGCCCACCAGCAAGGATGATCACCACGTCTCCGCCAAGGACCCGTACTACCCGTACACCGTTCTTCTCTGGGACGTTGCCCACTTCGACAGCCTCGTGCTGGAGATGTGGCAGAAGTACCTCCTCGCAGCCGCGCAGGAGGCGCTGTACCGCCCGGACCGCATCGGTATGGGCGTCACGGAAGGCAAGGGCGGATGGGTCACCGGCACCTCTCGGGGCATTCCCACGGTCTTCGTCGACCGCTGGTCACCCCCGAGCATGTCGGTGGCGCGTGAGATGATCCAACTGCTCGCCTGAGCAAACGACACACCCCCACAACACACCCCCTCCCGACCCCCTCCACACCCCCAACAACACCCCCATCACACCCCCAAGGAGAGCCAGCACATGGCGACCAACTTCACCACGGACCTCCCCGAGGAGTTCGCGGACTTCCAGATCAACCCCGAGGAGATGGGCGCTGACGCCGCCCGCGCCGCCTCGAAGGACACCGGAGGCTTCGGCCGTCGGTACGTCTACCTGGACATGCTGCTCGACGGCAGCGCGGCCGGGAAGGCCAAGGGCGAGGACCGCGTCTTCCTGCGCTACCTCACCGACTACGAGTCGCGCCCCGAGGCAGGCGTGCTCGGCTGGCCGACCTTCATGACCCACGCGGCGGTCAAGACCAAGCCCAAGCCCGCGTCCTGGGAGAAGGACCGCAAGTGGCCCGAGCGGATGCCCGCCATCTGCCGCCGGGACCCGCGCCTGAAGGCCAAGTTCAACGACTCGTGCTGGATCGACGAGAACCGTGAGAACGACTACAAGGCGGGCAAGCCGCACCCCGCCCCGCCGCGCACCTACGCCCTGGCCGTGCTCCGCCAGGCGGTCTACGGCGACGGCACCGACGCCCAGGGCGGCTCGCGCAAGAAGGGCAAGATCATCGGCTTCGACGACGTCATGGTCGAGGTCCCGGTGATCGACGACGAGGGCAACCTGGTCAAGAGCGGCGAGGGCGACGACGCCGAGGTGGTGACCGAGACCGTGCCCCAGTACGTCGTGGTGCGGCAGGCCTTCAAGAACTACTTCCAGCCGCTGGACACCATGGCGCGCACCTACGGCACCGCCCTGGACCGCGACTACCTGGTGGTCCGCGACGGCGACGACAAGGACACGATCTACACCCACCAGCCGATGGACCCGATCGTGCTCGACCTCGACGGCGAGCAGATCGCCTACGACATGAGCGACCAGGCGGTCCGCGAGGACTTCTACCCGGACGCCCCCAACCTGCTGCGCATCATCCTGGAGCAGGCGGGCACCGAGTACTACAACCGCTGGTTCATCCCGCAGCCGGGCGACGACGAGGCCAAGGGCAGCACCAAGAAGGACGCCTCCGCCTCGGCCCCGGCCGGTGCGGCGACGGCCGAGCCCGACGAGACGGCCGTGGTGTCGATGCGCGACCGTCTGAAGCAGCGCCGCAGCACCCCGGCGTCGTCCTGATCTAGTCCCGTCCCCAGACGCACCCGGCCCGGCTCACCTCCCCCGAGCCGGGCCGGGTGCCCCTGCCAAGCCAGGAGTTGTTACTTGTATCACCTCGTGGAGTCCCTGGGTCGGGAACCTCAGACCGTCGACGTCGGCGGCCGCGACCTTCCCCTCCCCTGCATCGCCGACGATGCCCAGGGCAACCGTGTGCTGCTGCTGCTGGACCCCGACGCCCCCATGAGCGACCGCGACCAGCGGACCGTGGCCGAGGCCGGAGTGTCCTACCGGCTGATCCCCGTCGAGGACGTCTGGTTCGCCTCGATCGACGGCGAGGAGTGGATGGAGTTCCCCGCCCCGCCCACCTTCGCCGACCTCTTCGGCAAGACCTTCGAGCCCGAGCCCGAGGACAAGCCCGAGGGCACCTTCGTCCACCTGCACACCCACACCCACGCCTCCGCGCTGGACGGCTACGGCCGCCTGGACGAGATCATCGAGCAGGTGCTCGCCGACGGCCAGACCGCCCTGGGCACCGCCGACCACGGCAACTGCGCCATCCACCCCGAGCAGGCCAAGATGTGCGCCGAGCACGGGCTCCAGGCCATTTTCGGCATGGAGGCCTACCTGGTCGAGGACCGGTTCCGCCGCACCCGCGTCTGGTACACCAAGACCGACTCCAACGGCGTGGAGTGGGAGGTCGACCCCGAGGGCTACTCCGAGAAGGAGCGCCAGGCCCTCCTGACCCGGCACTCCGACTCCAAGGAGGTCATGTGGGGCTACCAGCACATCACCCTGTGGGCGATGAACGACGAGGGGCTGCGCAACCTCTGGGCGATGTCCACCGAGGCCTACCGTGACGGCCTGATCGGCCGCGAGCCCCGCCTGGACTACGACACCCTGCGCCGCCACAGCGCGGGCGTGATCGCCTCCACCGGCTGCCTCCGGGGCCCGCTGGCGGTCCCCTTCCTGGCGGGCGACGAGCCCCAGGTGCAGCACAACCTCGCCCGGCTCATGGACATCTTCGAGGACCGCTTCTACGTCGAGATTCACACCAACGGTCTGGACGACCAGAAGCGGGTCAACGAGCGGGCCGTCAAGGCCGCTCGCGACTACGGGCTGCCGATGATCGCCTGCGTCGACGCCCACTACGCGCGGGCCGACCAGGCCGAGGAGCACCGCGCCTGGATCGCGATGCAGACCAACAAGACCCTGGAGGACGAGACCGACCTCTTCCAGGGCAACTCCGACTACCACATCATGACCGAGGCCGAGGTCCGCGAGGCGCTGGCCTACCTGGGCGAGGACGTCGTCGAGGAGGCGGTCTCCGGCACCGTGGCGCTGGCCAACCGCTGCACCGCCACCATCAAGGGCGAGACCGACCCGCCCGTCTTCACTCGGCCCTCCCGCGAGCACCCCGACCGCGAGTCCAGGATCAAGCGCGACGAGCAGCGGCTGCGGGAGATGTGCGAGGAGCGCTGGGAGCAGGTGATCCTGCCCTCGGTCCGGCTCGGGCACTACTCCGAGGAGGAGGCCCGCGAGCGGTTCGAGATGGAGATGACGCTGCTCATCCTGCTCGGCTTCTGCGGGTACTTCCTGCTGGTCGCCGAGTACGTCAACTGGGCCCGCTCCCGGGGCTACCTGATCGGCCCCGGCCGTGGCTCCGGTGGGGCCTCGCTGGTGGCCTGGCTCTCCGGCATCACCGGACTGGACCCGATCCGTGACCGGCTGGTGCTGGGCCGCTTCATCAACGCGGGCCGCAAGAGCCTGCCGGACTTCGACGTCGACTTCCCCTCCACCGCGCGCGAGCCCGTCAAGGCGCACATCGTCGAGCGCTGGGGCGAGAAGCACACGCTGTCGATCGGCACCGTGCAGACGGTCAAGCCCAAGGCCGCGATGGACGGGGCGCTGCGCGTGCTGCCCACCGACGGCACCGTCCCCCTGCCCTCCTGGGCCGAGATTCAGGCCTTCAAGGCCGCCGTCGACGTCTCCAACGCGGCCGCCGCCGGGACCGAGGTCTCCTGGGAGAAGTTCGCCACCGACCACGAGGACCTGATCGAGGGGATGCAGGCCCGCTACCCCCAGTTGATGCACCTGGTCGAGTCGTTCGTGGGCCGCATCCGGCACTACGGCAAGCACCCGGCGGGCATGGTGGTCTCCCCGGACCGCGACATCACCGACCTGCCGATGCGCGTCGACGAGGACGGCAACTACATCAGCCAGTTCGACTTCAACGCGCTGGAGGCCATGGGGCTGGTCAAGTTCGACATCCTCACCCTGCGCACCCTGGACACCCTCCAGCAGACGATCGACAGCATCAAGGACTCCTTCGGGGTGATCATCGACCCGAGCGCCTGGGTAGAGGAGTACAACGACCCCCAGGTGTGGGAGGAGATGGCCGCCGGGAACACCCTGGGCGTCTTCCAGATCGAGACCACCTCGGGCCGCAAGATCACCCAGCAGGTGCAGCCCGCCTCGGTCGAGGACCTGGCCGCTGCGATCACGATCGTGCGTCCCGGCCCGGCCCGCTCCGGCCTGACCGACACCTACCTGAAGCGCCGCCACGGGCTGGAGAAGGTGACCTACGTCGACGACCGGCTCCAGCCCGCGCTGGAGGAGTCCTACGGGGTCCCGATCTACCAGGAGCAGATCATGGCGATCTGCGTGGTGCTCGCGGGCTACACCGAGGCTGAGGCCGACGACGTCCGCCGCATCCTGGGCAAGAAGAAGGTCGACCAGGTGGTCGCCGCCGGGTCCAAGTTCGTCGCGGCCGCCACCGAGCGCGGGATGGCCCAGAGCGCCGCCCAGGCCCTGTGGGACCAGATGGCCGAGTTCGCCAAGTACGGCTTCAACAAGGCCCACGCCGACGGCTACGCGGTCCTGGGGTACTGGTGCGCCTGGCTGAAGATTCACTTCCCGCTGCACTACCTGACCTCGGTGCTGTCCACGGTCAAGTCCGAGCGCATCCCGGAGTTCGTCGGCGAGGCCCGCCGGATGGGCTACGAGATCGCGCTGCCCGACGTCAACGAGTCCGGCGTGTCGTTCACCCCTACCGACATCCGCGTGCGCTACGGTCTGTCCAGCGTGCCCGGCGTGGGCGTGCCGACCGCCGCACACATCGTGGCCAACCGCCCCTACACCTCGGTCGAGGACTTCCGGCAGCGGGCGATGGGCACCGGGTCCCCGGTCAACGCCGGGCACCTGCGGGCGCTGGTCCACATCGGAGCCTTCGACGCCATCATCGACAACCGGCGCGCCCTGGACCTCCAGTTGGAGGCCGAGCAGACCGGCGAGGCGGTTACTTGTATCTGGAAGGACCCCGAGGGGGTCGGCCCCGGCGGGCTGCCGTGCACCTTCGACTGGGACAACGAGGTCGACCCGCCGTTGCAGTCCAAGGGCCGGGGCAAGTTGAAGGTCTGGTTCCCCAAGCCGCCGCCGAAGAAGTGCACCCGCGCCTGCCGGAACTACACCGCCCCGCCGCCGGTGGACCCGGCCACGGTGGAGCAGTACACCGACGCCGACCTGCGGCTGATCGAGCGGGAGGTGCTGGGCGTCTACCTGTCCTCCACCCCCTTCGACCGGCTCTCGGATGAGGACAAGGCGCTCTTCCACAAGGGCAGCGAGGTGAACCTCGGCGAGACCGAGACCGAGTACGTCGTGGCCGCCACCATCGAGTCCATCCGGACCAAGCAGGACCGGCGCGGCAACGACATGGCCTTCGTCACCCTGAACGCCCAGGACGCCAACCTGGACGCCGTCGTCTTCGCCAGCGTCTACGCCGACGTCAAGCCCCACCTGCGCGCCGACGACCTGGTCTTCGTCACCCTGTGGAAGACCGATCGCGGACTCCAGGTCCAGGAGGTCGTGTCGGCTGCTGCCGATCTCGCCCTCGCCTGAGTAGACTTCAACCACCCCGTCAAGAGAGGTAACACCCGCCCCATGGCAACCAAGACCCCCGCAAAGAAGAGCCCGCTCAGCGGCCTCGGCCGCAAGAAGGCATCCGACCGGGCGCTGACCGACTTCAGCACCCGCTTCGCCAAGAAGATGGGCTCCCCGGCCGTCGTCTCGCCGGAGACCACCTACACGGCCATCCCCACCGGCTCCCTCGAACTGGACGCCCTCATCGGCATCGGCGGCTGGCCCGTCGGCCGGGTCATCGAGGTCTGGGGGCCGGAGCACTCCGGCAAGACCACCCTGGCCATGCTCACCGCCGCCGAGGCCCAGCGGGTCGACCCCGACCGGCACGTCGCCTGGATCGACATGGAGCAGACCTTCGACTCCACCTGGGCCCGGAAGTTGGGCGTGGACCTGGACCGCCTGCACCTCTACACCCCGCTCACGGCCGAGGACGTCTCCGACGCCGCGCGCGAGTTCATGTCTTCGGGCATCTTCTCCCTCGTGGTCCTGGACTCGATCGGCGGCATGATCTCCCGCGTCGAGTTCGAGAAGGAGGCCGACGAGGCCACCGTCGGCAAGGTCCCCAACATCGTCACCCGCATGGTGAAGCAGGCCGCCCCGCTGGCCTTCCGCAACGAGACCACGGTCATGGTGATCAACCAGGTCCGCGCCGTCATCGGCGGCCACGGACCGACCGAGTCCACCGGCGGCGGCTGGGCGCTGAAGCACGTCACCAGCGTCAAGGTGCACACCCGCCGGGGCGAGCCGGTCAAGGGCAAGTTGATGGGCAACGAGGTCAACATCGGCCACCAGGTGATCTGCCGGGTCGAGAAGAACAAGGTCAACGGCCGCGTCGGCCGCGCCCAGTTCCTGCTCATCAGCCAGCCGAACTCCACCTACCCGCTGGTCGGCGTGGACGTCGTCTCCGAGTCCTTCGACGTGGCCCAGAAGGTCGGGGTGCTGCCCCGTACCGCCTGGGTGACCCTCCCGGACGGCCAGAAGATCAACGGCCGCACCAAGGCCATCCCCTACCTCCAGGACCACCCGGAGACCGTGCAGATGCTGCGCGAGGGCGTGCTGGAGGCCGTGGCCAACGGCGACATGGCCGACGACAACACCGAAGAACTGATCGACGCCGAACTGGAGAACCTGTCGTGACCACCGCCCTGACCATCGTCAACTTCCTGCTGCTGGTCGCCAACGTCTCCCTGATCTCCAAGGCGCTGCGGAGCACGGCGGAGGTCCGCGAGGCCGTCGGCCGCCTGGAGGCTCCCGAGCCGCCGAACCTCTTCCCTGTCTACCTGATGGGCGACGAGGTGACCATGTTGGCCGTCCAGGAGTTGCGGCAGTTGACCGTCGACCTGGTCAATACCAGCGGCTACGAGATCGTCCTGATCGACCGTCACGACACCGACGAGGGCATCGACGCCCCCGAGGAGATGCGCTGGCGCGCCGAGGTCTGGTACGCCCATCGGCACCTGATCATGGCCGTCAAGTCGGCGATCGACGGTCCCGAGAAGGTCCCCAGCGAGGAGCCCGGCATCCTCGGGGTGCCGCTGTGGCTGAACAACGGCCCGACCCCCGGCTCGGTCACCCAGTTGGCCGCCGAGTGGATCGTGAAGAACCCGGTGATGTCCCGATGAGCCTCACCACGCGCAAGATGAGCGACCGGCACGAGGAGTACCTGGCCGACCTCTTCGACGGCCGGATGACCCGAGGCTCGGGCTCCTCCTGGGTCGACCAGACCGACGGCAAGCACCGGCTGGACCCCGAGCGGGCCTATCCCTTCGCCTGGGACGGCAAGTCCACCCTGGCCAAGTCGATCTCGATCCCGCTGAAGACCTGGCAGAAGTTGTGCGAGCAGACCGAGCCGGGCAAGTTCCCGATGCTCCCGCTGCGCTACTACGGCGACGAGCGGCTGACCCGCGTGCTGGCCGACCTGGTCGTGCTCGACGTCAACCTGCTGGCCGACATCCTGGAGGACGCCGAACTGGGTGCCCAGGTCCGGCGCGAGCGGGAGGGGCAGGCATGAGCCAGCCCTACCTGACCCGCGAGGAGCGGGCGGCACGCCGCGAGGCCCGGCTGGCTGAGGCCCGCAAGCGGCAGCGCCGCATCGACCTTCGGGACAACGTGCTCCTGACCATCCTCTTCGGCAGCCTCGGGCTGATGGCGCTGACGATCGCGGTCTCGCTGGTGGCCATCCTCGCGGGCTTCGCGGTCTGGCTCTGGCAGGTGGTCCTGTGACTGGCCCTTCCGTGACCCGTGTTGACTTCTACCTCGCGGAGGACCCCAAGGAGGGGCGGGTCACGATCGACGGCCAGGAGACCCAGACCCCCGTCCTGATGCAGGCCCGCTACGGCGGCACCAGCCTGCTCACGCTGAACGGGAAGCCTCACCTCGGGCCCTGGGAGTTCCATGTGCACCGGCTCGATGGCACCGTGCAGAAGTGGACCAACCAGGAGCAGGCCCTGGAGGTGGCCCGATGACCACCGCGAGCATGGAGGACGTCCTCGCCGACCTCATGAAGGACCGGGCCAAGGGCCTGGTCCTTGCCCCGATGCTGCGCACCTTCCTGGCCAACGCCGACTTCCCCGAGGAGTTCGCGGTCAAGTTCAAGAAGGGCGACCAGCGCCGGGACCCGGACGGCTGGTTCTGGCCCTCGACGCACCCGACGATGCCGTTGCGGATGCTCTGGCTCTACCTCAACGAGCCCGAGGCGCTGCCGGAGGAGCACCGGCAGTTCATGAACACCTACGCCCTCACCATGGGCACCGCGCTGCACGGCTTCAACGAGATGCTGCTGGAGCAGATGGGCCTGCGCCCCAAGGAGTTGAACACCTGTCGCTCCTGCCCGCCGGAGAAGGGCTGCACCGAGCCCGGCTTCGCCGACGAGGAGACCGGCTCGCGGGGGCACATGGACGGCAACCTGGATATCTCCAGCCTGAAGCCGCTGCCGCCGGGGATGCCGGACATCGTCGGCTACGAGTACAAGACCGCCAGCGAGCGGGTGATCAACTCGCTGGTCGACCTGGACCTGGCCCTCTACCGGAAGAAGAAGCCGGAGTACTACGCCCAGAACCAGGAGTACATGCGCCTCTCCGGGCTGCCGATGGTCATCGTGCTCTTCCAGCAGTTGGGCTGGCCGTGGACGATGCGGGAGATTCACGTCCCCTACGACCACGCCTACGCCGAGACCGTCCGGGGCAAGTACCTGGAGGCCCGGCAGGCCACCGAGATGCCCGAGTGCTGCGGCCGCAAGACCTGCGAGATCGCCGAGTGGTGCAAGGTCTCCACTCCAGCAAAGAGTGATAACGTGTTCCTCATGCCTGCACCACGCCGGAGGTCCTGATGGGACTGCTTGATCTCCAGACCAAGTACAACCCCGCGTCCGACGCGGCCAAGATCGACCTGCCGCCGCTGCCCACCGGCTACGACATGGTGGTCTCCTTCGACCAGGCCCTGGTGAACACCGGGGTGGCCACCTACGACGGCACCTCGGTCGCGGGCTGGACGCTGCGGGCCCCCAAGGAGACCGAGCCGCTGACCGGCTGGGACCGGACCTTCGCCCGCTCGGTGGCGCTCCAGGCCAAGGTCCTGGACCTGGTCGCCGGGCTGGCCTTCGACGCCTCCCGGCTCGCGGTGGTCTACGAGGCCCCGCCCTCGGGCAAGGGCAAGATCACCCGCCCAGAGTCGGCGATCCTGGGCGGGCACTGCGTGGAGTGGGCCTGCCGCCAACTAGCCCAGGACCGGATGATCGGCAACGTCGAGGTCTTCCGGGTCTCCAGCCAGAAGGCCAAGAGCCTGATCGCGGGCAACCCCAAGGCCGACAAGGCCGAGGTGCGCGCGGCGATGATCGCCACCTACAACCCCCAGCAGGTCGGGGCCTGCACCAACGAGCACGAGCGGGACGCGCTCGCCAACCTCATCACCTGGATGAAGGGCTGAACGCATGGCAGCACTGGGATCGGGCCCCGGCATCGAGTCGGGCCGCCGCCGGGCCTCCGGCCGCGAGGTCGCCGACGAGGTGGGCGAGGAGCAGGCCAAGCAGGTCGACCAGCACCTGGACGAGGAACTGCTCGACGTCGAGCGGGAGATCATCTTCCAGTCGACGGTGATGAGCCGGTTCCCCACCGACTGGACCAAGGAGAACGCGGTCACCATCGCGCGCGTCAAGCACGCGGTCGACGAGGTGATGTACGACCGGTTCGCCGACGCCTTCCAGATCATGGACGACCTCTACCTGGAGGTCCGCGAGCCGGTGGTCGACGCCGACGGCGAGCCGGTGCTGGACGAGCACGGCCGGATGACCTGGGAGAAGAACGAGTTCGGCACCTACGTCGAGGACTGGACCGGGCTGTCGCTGAAGGTCCGCGAGGACTTCCTGCTGCGGATCACCACCTTCCTCTTCGAGTGGGAGCAGACGGCCGCCGACCTGTGGACCGAGGCGATGTTCAGCAAGGCCATGTGGGTCGAGAACTTCGCGCTGGAGTTCAACAAGGCCGTGAAGGGCACGGTCGACGACCGGACCAACCGGGCCAACGCCAACGCCGCAGCGGAGCGCTACTTCGCCGTCTACACCTCGGCTCTGTCGCGCCATGCCGACGCCCTCGTGAAGTCGATGGAGCGGCTTACGCTCCGGCTCCGTGACACCATGGGGTGAGCGTGGCCAAGCACCCGTTGGTGAACGAGGTTCGGGGCGGCCTGATCATCTGCATCCGCTGCGAGCAGTGGAAGGCTCCGGACCACTTCGGCTCAGCCCCACGGATGAAGCGGGGTCGGCACTCCTGGTGTAGGGGCTGCATGAGCGCCTACCACCGGGAGAAGAACGCCCAGGTGACCCAGGAGGATCGTGCCGCCCGTAACGCTCATCGGCGCGAGTCGGGGGCGAACCGGAGGTATTACGAGCGCCGCCTGGAGCGCGAGGGTCCGGAGGGGGACCGTTTCCGGGGCATCAAGTACCGCCACGGGATCACTCGGGAGCAGTACGAGGAGATGTATGCGGCCCAGGGAGGCATCTGTGCAGTTGAGGCGTGCGACGGGGAGGCCACCCACATCGACCATGACCATTCCTGCTGTCCTCGGAGGGGTAAGGGGTGCGGGAAGTGCGTCCGGGGCCTGCTCTGTCCTGGGTGTAATCATGCGCTCGGGAGCGCTCAGGACGACCCTGACCGACTCCGGGCGATGGCCGATTACTTGGAGATGTGGGCGCTGAAGGACACCCTGTCCTAGCCCTCGAAACCCCCGTTCTCTCGCGGGGACTGGTAATCATGAGCGGGATGACTATGATGTCTCCTAAGTAACCCCTGATTGCCGCGTGAGAGGTCTGTGGTTCGTGGGTCAAATGAGGTCCAAGCGGTGCCCGGTCTGCGACCGCTCCCACGACGGCAAGTGGACCTGTCCGCAGTGCGTCGGGCTGGTCAACATCCATCGAGAACTCCTCCGCAACCTCCAGCGATGGCACGTCTCCTACCTCCAGGGCGACGTCTCCGACGTCCTCCGGCAGGACGACGAGGAGTACTGCCTCTGGGACATCCTGCGGCTGTACGAGGCCCGCACCCGGATCGCTGAGCGCCAGGCGCTCGCGATCGAGTTGTGCCTCTACGAGAACGTCGCCGAGCCGGAGGCGGCCGCCCGCATGGGCATCTCGCGCCGCTCGCCCGTCTCCATCTACGCCACCGTGGGCATCGCCCGGCTCTTGGGGATGGCCCGCCGAGGGGAGATCGCAGGCTATGGCCTCGATCTCCCCTTCTTTGAGCCCGAGGAGGTCGCATGAGGTTGCACCGTGGTGTCCATCCTGAACTGGAGGCCGAGGCCGACCGGCTGCTGAAGGAGCAGTTGGCGACCATCAAGCGCCCCTCCGAGAAGAGCGACATCCTGACGCCCTGGAAGGAGCAGGACCGCCGCCGTCGCGAGGTCTACGTCTCTGACGGCGTGCCAGACCCGGCCAACCGCAGCGGGGTCTACCACCGGGTGCTCAACACCAAGCAGGGCCACCTGAACTCGGCCACGCCGGGCAGCCTGCTCCAGCGGCGGGGCAGCATCAGCCGCCAGGGGTCCGGGAGTTGACCTCCTCGATCGCCTCCTACCGCTTCGCCGACGGCAAGGTCTACCCGTTCAAGACCGTCGGCCGCTGCCTCACCTGCCAGTCGGCCCACCGGCTGGAGATCGAGCAGATGGTCGCCCGTGGCGTCCCCTACGCCCGGATCGTCCAGGACCTGAACCTGCGCCAGGGGCAGAACCGGGTGACGGCGGCCTCGATCGCCAACCACTTCAACGGCGGCCACATGCCGGTCCAGCAGGAGACCGTCCGCCGGATCATCGAGCGCAAGGCGCGCGAGCGTGGCGAGTCGATCTCCGAGGCCATCGACGCCCGCGTCGACGGCGAGACCTTCGCCGAGATGATCCTCCAGCGGACCGTGGAGCGGCTGGGCGACGGCGAGATCAACCCCGGCATCCATGACGGCCTGGCGGCCGCCAAGTTGCTGGCCGAACTGGCTCCGCACGAGGACGCCGCCTCCGAGTCCGACTACGTCGCGGCCTTCATGGTCTACCACTCGGTGGTCCAGGAGATCATGACCGAGTCCCAGTTCGCCGAGTTCGTCCGCCGCCTGGCGGTCAACCCGGTGCTGAAGGTCCTGACCGAGAAGTACGCCGACCCGGACGCCGCGCTGGTGGCCGCCGAGGACGACTTCTACGCGGTCGACGACCAGCCCGCCCTGGAGGGGCACCTCGTCGAGGCTGACGACGACGCGCCCGCTCTAGGCTAGTTTGACAACGGTCCGTGCAGGGCTGATACTAGTAACTGTCCAACCCGGACAACCCGCCTAGCCAAGGAGCACTACCCATGTCCGTTCTCGCCCTCCGTGAAGACCTCGACCTGACCCTCGGCGCGCTCCGCGACGACCTGGGCGGCGAGGGCACTAACCCGGTCGCCGACATCTCCCTCGACTCCCTCCGCATCAACGCCGACGCGGCCACCCCCAGCATCGCGCTGGGCAGCATCGAGGTCCCCATGACCGACCGGGGCGTCACTGCGATGGCCGACGCCCTCCAGGTCCCGGCCCCCTTCATCAAGCGCCTCGGCGACCGGGGCGGCCTGACCGCCCAGGGCGAACTGCTGAGCATGGTGCTCAACCACACCCCCGGCGGCGTGGTCCGCGCCGAGTACATCGAGGACGGCGGGCTGGTGGAACTGCGCGACCCCAACCAGGTCCGCGTCCAGGCGGGGCAGTTGCTCCGCGTCGCCGAGAGCGTCCTGGGCACCCACGAGGCCCCGATCCAGCGCCTGGTCGACACCACCTCGGAGTTCTCCTTCGACGTGCACGTCCCCTTCGACTACAGCCGGGGCGTCGGCGGCGACCCGGACTCCCTCCTCGACCTGCCGACCACCCCCGACGGTGACGCGCTCGCGCTCCAGGAGTACTCCTGGATGTCCAAGGTGCCGCTGGACGGCAACCAGCGGGTCGGCGACCTCACGGCGGCCGGTCTGCGCTTCCACCTCGACCGCAAGCGGGGCCTGACCCCCTCGGTGCAGCCGTGGATGATGCGCCTGTGGTGCACCAACGGGGCCGAGTCGACCACGACCGAGACCAAGATCGACGGCCGTGGCATGTCGGTCGAGGAGGTGCTGGCCGACCTGGAGGTCAAGGCCGAGGCCGCCTTCAGCGCCATGGAGCGCCAGATGGTCCACTTCTACGACCTGCGCAACCAGCGGGTGAACAACCCGGAGCGTCGCCTCCGTGCGATCGCCCGCGAGCGCGGCATCCCGGCTCGCTCGCTCAACGTCCTGCTGGACGCGGCCCCGGCGCTGCTCGGCGACGAGACCACCGAGTTCGACATCGTCAACGCGGTGACCAACCTGGCCAACCACTCCAGCGTCCGCAACGAGGGCGGCCGCCTCCTGCTGGAGCGCGCGGGCGGCTCCGTGGTCAGCGACCACTCGCTGCGCTGCGCCTCCTGCCACACCGCGCTGGTGCACTGACCCCAGGCACTAGGAAGGCCCCCACCCGCTTAGAGCGTGGGTGGGGGCCTTCGCCCATGTGAGGAGCGCTGCCCAGCGTCCTGCCAGGGACCGGAGGTGTTGTTGGTGAGCGGAGTCATCCGGCGCATCGCCGCTGGGAGCACAGTACACGACGAACGGCCCCCTCTCCGACGTCTCGGACCGGGGGCCGTTCTGCGTGGGTCCTGGACCACCCACCGGCCGGACATGTGGCAATCGTCATCCGGCTGCATCGCGGGCTCCAGACTATCCTGATGGCGTCATCAGCGGCTATCCTGCTACCACTGATCCCCAGAGCGCCCCGAGGAGCCCTCCCCCGTGAGCACCCAGCCTGACTTCGACTTCAACGAGACCGACCGCGAGATGGAGGACATCGACCTCTACGACCACGAGCGCAAGGACATCGAGCGGGTCTACAAGTCCCTGGTCGAGAACATCGGCACCCGCCGGACCCTGGCCTCCTTCGAGCAGGAGGCCATCGAGCGCTTCGGCGAGATCGGCTTCAAGGTCCGGGTGCTCTTCTACGAGGCGGCCACCCCCGACAAGCCCACCGAGACCTTCGCGCTGCCGCAGATCAGCATCATCGGCCGGACCGAGAAGATGGAGGAGTTCGACCACGCCCGCCAGCAGTTCGAGGTGCAGACCGACCTCCTGGGCCGTCGTGGCGGCGACGACGCCCGGCACTCCAAGTCGGTGGCGGTCTCCCCCGGCGGCAGCGGCTTCAAGCGCTCGGGCTCCGGCCTCTTCGTTCCGGGGCGGTGACCTAGACGGCCGTGGCTGCACCCGCGCTGCTGGGCTCCGCCCGGCGCACCCTGCTCAACCCCCTGGACGTCGGCCGCCTGGCCACCCAGGGGGCTGGTCGTATCCCCGACCCGATCGAGTTCGTCATGAGCGATCGGTACATCGGCAAGCCCTCGCTCTACCCGCGCCAGGGCACGCTGATGAAGGTGATCTTCCTCCGCGAGGACATGTTCACCCAGTACGACTACGACGTCGTGGGGGAGTGGGAGCAGACCTTCATGCGGACCGGGAACGAGGGCATCAGCCCCGGCATCCTGGACCGGATGCGGTCCAACAAGGCCCAGGGCCGCAAGTGGTTCCGCGAGGTGCTGGCCGCGATCGGTCGACGCGGCGGCAAGGGTCACACCGGCGGGCTCTCCGGGGCCTACATCGCCTGGAACTACATGAACGTCCCCGGCGGCCCGCACTCCTACTACGGGATCGACCCGGACAAGCAACTGGCCGCGATCGTCTTCGCGGGCAAGAAGGAGCAGGCGGTCGCCCTCCAGTGGGCCGACCTGGTCAACGCCATCACCTCCTCGAACTGCTTCCAGCCCTACATCAGCAAGAACCAGGGCGAGAAGTTGACGCTCTACACCCCCCAGGACCTGCTGAAGATTCAGCAGCAGCAACTGGACGGGATCAAGGTCGAGAAGGACCAGGCGAGCATCGCGATCCTGCCCTCGGGCAACACCGCGATGGCCGGTCGAGGCCCGGCGGCCTTCATGGAGTTCTTCGACGAGATGGCCCACATCGTCAAGGTGGGCGCGGGCCAGGACGCGGCGGGCATCTACAACTGCCTGCACCCGGACACCCGCGTGCTGACCGCCGACATGGTCTGGAAGAGGATCGACGACCTGGAGGTCGGGGAGGAACTGGTCGGGGTCGACGAGCACCGCAGTGGCCTGCACGGCACGCCCCGGAAGTTGCGCCGTGCCACGGTCGAGGCCAAGTGGGACACCCACCAGACGGCCTACCGGGTCGAGTTCGAGGACGGCACTTCGGTGGTCTGCTCCGGCAACCACCGCTGGCTGGCCTCCTCCGCCGCCGGGAAGGACTGGCGCTGGGCCTCGGTCGTCCGGCAGCCCCGGACCGGCTCTGCGGGCAACTCCACTCCGCTGCGGGTGGGCGACAAGATCAAGGCCTTCGGAGACCCCTGGGAGCAGGAGGTCACCTACGAGGCGGGTTATCTGGCCGGGATGTTTGATGGAGAGGGGAGCGTATACGCCAGCGACCGCAACGGCCTGAACGTGACCTTCACCCAGCGCCCCGGAGCGGTCCTGGACCGGGTCCTGCGGCTGCTGGAGGAGCGCGGCCTCAACCCCAAGCACTACGGGGTCACGACCAACGGCTGCGTCAATGTTCGGATCAACCGGCCCGAGGACGTCTTCCGACTCTTCGGCACCCTGGAGATGCACCGGCTGAGCATCGACGGCCTGTGGGAGGGCATGGCCCTGCGCAACGGGCGGGCCAAGACCATCACCGCGATCACCGAGATCGAGCAGCAGCGCCTGGTCGACATCCAGACCTCCACCGGCACCTTCGTCGCGGAGGGCCTGGTCTCCCACAACTCCGCCACCCCGGCGCTGGACCAGTTCGGGCTGGACGGCTTCGTCTACGCGGGCTCCAGCCCCTGGCAGATGATGGGCCAGTTCTACGACCTCACCCGGCTGGCCATCGAGATGGAGCACGGCAAGCCGGTCTACCCCGAGCGGCTGCTGGTCCAACTTCCCTCCTGGGGCCCCTACGAGGACTGGAAGATCGCCCACACCATCGGGCTGGCCCCGTCCAAGAAGACCTACATCGACGTCAAGGACTCCTCGGGCCAGATCAGGGTGGTCGAGCGCGAGATCACCGGCCGCCGCTACCCACGGGTCAAGACCCCGATCCAGACCTTCGACGACGAGATGAAGAAGTTGGAGCGGGCCAACCCCGACACTTTCAAGGTGGAGCGGCGCTCGCACTGGGCGGCCAGCCTCATCGCCTACCTGAACATGGCCAAGGTGCAGGCGATGTTCAAGCCCTTCCGGGGCGAGACCCTGATGATGAACAAGCAGGGCCCGCTGAGCATCTACTACGCCGCGCACGGCGACCCGGCCAAGATCAACGACAACTTCGGCTTCGCGATCGCGCACACCGTGCCGCCGGACCCAGCCAAGGGCGAGGACCCGCAGTTCCCGCACGTCGTCTTCGACGTGATCAAGTCCTGGCGGGCCGAGGACTTCGAGGTCGACGAGGACGGGGTCCGCAAGATCGACTACACGATCGTGCAGGAGCAGATCGAGAACTACATCCAGAAGTTCAAGATCGACCACCTCACCTTCGACCAGTTCAACTCGGTGCAGATCATCGGCAACCTCAACGCCTTCGTCCGGGAGAAGGGCTTCCCCAAGCGCATCCAGGTCTACGAGCGCACCGCGACCAAGCAGACGAACTGGCGCGAGGCCGAGGTCTTCAAGGCCGCGCTCAACATGAACCTGCTGCACGCCCCGGCGCTGGACCCCGACGGCAACCCCTCGCGCGACGCCGACCTGGCCGAGTTGGAACTGACGTTCCTGGAGGAGAAGAACGGCAAGGTCGATCACCCCTCCTCGGGCCCGGTGCAGACCAAGGACATCGCCGACGCCATGATGGCGGTCACCTACCACCTGATCGGCGACCAGATCGGGGCCTACATCAACCAGGCCCTGGACGAGGCATCCCGCACCCTGGGCACCTCGGCCCCGGCCGCCGTGGGCACCCCTACCGTTGGCCAGCGCCAGGCCCCGGCCGACGACCCGGCCCAGCAGTTGGCCGCCCTCGGGCAGTCGATGGGGGCCATGGTGAACACCGGCTCGGCCCCGGCGCGCGGCCGGGGGATGCGTCGCCGGTAACGATCGTGTGCTGAGCGTTGCGACCTTGACGTGCCAGTACGCTATGCTTGGGGTGCTGGCTGAGGTCGAGTAGCAAATCCTCCTTGGCGGGACAGATCAGTTCACTCCCTCGTCAGCACCAGAAGGGCCCCGGTCAACCCCTGCACCGGGGCCCTTCTTCATGCCCGCATGTTGCTGGGGTATCCGCTCTCGTATAGGCTGATAATCATCATGGCCAAGACCGAGACGCCCAGGCCGCGCATGAAGGCGAACCCCGCTTGCGCGTCCTGCAACCACCCCCGGTCCATGCACGGGTCCCCGCCGGGATCGTGCAAGGCGATCGGGTGCGTCCGGTGCACCGGCTTCACACCCCGCCCCTGACCCCCGGTCCCACCCGCCAAGGAGTAGTTACTTCTATGTCTGCCGCCGCAGTAGCCGCCCTCGACAGCGCTCTCGTCGCCCGTACCTCTCGCTTCGTCAGCAGCACCAGCGCCATCAAGATGGCCGGGCTGGTCGATAAGGAGACCGGGGCCCAGTTGGTCGCCCTGGCCAAGTCGGTGCGCCAGTTCTGCGACGCCCACGACTACCGCCTGGCCCGCACCACCCTGGACCGGGTCGAGGAACTGGTGGCGGCCGAGGGTGTCACCGACCAGGACGTCCAGAACGCCATCAAGACCCACGTCGCCCGCATCCGCGAGCGCATCTGAGAAGGAGACGCATGGCCAAGCCCAAGGGAGCGCGCAACCGCACCCCGGAAGAGATCGCGATCGAGCAGGTCGAGGTCGAGGAGCGCAAGGTCCAGACCCTGACCGTCCGGCACGACCGCCTGCTGGAGGAGATCGAGAAGGTCCAGATCGACCTGGTCGGGGCCCAGCGCCGCCGCGACTACCGGCTGATGAACCCGGACCTGCCCGAGGACTACGAGCCGGTCGGCCACAAGAAGACCGGGGAGCCGGAGCCGACCAAGGAGGGCGCGGGTGAGTGACCAGGAGGCCCCCGAGGGGCTGGTGGAGTTCACCACCGAGACGCTGACCGTCCCGGTCATCCACTTGGACAACCGCCAGGTCGCGGCCTACTACCACGACGACACCACCCCCAGCGACGACACCATCGTCAACGGCGTGCTGTACGGCCTGGACCCCGCCCAGGTCGAGTCCCGTGTCCGGCAGATGCTGGAGGAGTTCCGCCGGATGGACGGCCAGGACCACGGCGACGTCGGCGACATCGCCCACGGCGACGACCACACCTACGAGGGCAGCCTGCTGCTGCTCCAGGGGCTGGACGTCGAGGTGCGGATCGAGATGCGCCGCCGGGCGGCCGTGGTGCCCTACGACACCTGGTCCGAGGAGGACCGTGAGCGGGTCGCGGGCACCGTCTTCCCGTCTTCGATGGGCAACCTGCTGGCCGAGCGCCGGGTGCCCGTCCAGGATGAGGAGGCCGGGGATGAGTGACCGCATCCTCCCCGAGCGGGTCAGCCAGACCCATCGGGCCGAGCCCAAGCGGGCCAAGGTCATCTTCGACCGTCTCGACCTGTACCGGCTGCTGGAGGTGCCCGAGGGCATCGAGATCACCGGGGTCCAGGTCACCCAGGACCCGCTCACCGTCCAGGTCCTCGTCACCGGCGACCGGTTGCCGGTGCGGCCTACCCCGATCCTGGCCGAGTCCCCGATCGTCGAGATCGCTTTGGTCCGGCAGCGCGAGGGTGGCGAGCCGCCGCCGGACGCCGCTCGGATCGTCTGGCTGGACGGCGTCGGCCGCCCCATCTGAATCGTCCCGTGGCACGCGAGAGCGCCCCTCCCCCGGACACCTGGGGAAGGGGCGCTCTCTCCTTCGGACGCTACCACCCAAGAAGCCCCCGGTCCTCCTCATACGAGGGCCGGGGGCTTCTCGGAGATGGGGATCACCTCCAGGGTCGGCGTGGGCTCTTCCTACGGGATCGGGTCTTCAAGGGGTAGGTCTCCTCTCGTCGGTCCTGCGGTGGAGCCACGCGGCCCCTCCACTCCTTCGGAGTGGGTAGGGCGCGCGGGGCTGGTTCGTTCGGTCAGACTCTGGTGATACTCACCTCTTGGGACACGCTCAGCGGGTCGTGGTCTTGCCCGGCTTGTGGGCCCGCAACTTGCCGGTCGAGGTGACTCCGATCCGCACGCCGCAGCCCGCCTCCGGGCAGGTGCCCCAGTTGCCGCTGTAGTAGCCCGTGCGGTGGGGCAGGTCGCGGTCGATGTAGGTGCCGGAGCCGGGGCACTTGGCGGCCTCCTTGGCGGCCTTCTCCAACTCGTACTTGTTGGTCCACTCGACCGGGGCGCTGGGGAAGCACACCGTGCACAGGATCGCGCCGCGCTCAGCCACCGCCTCCGCCTCGGTCTGGCCGGAGAGGTTGGTCATCCAGCCGAACTTGGTCTGGCTCCAGCCCCGCGAGGTGTAGCGGTTGCAGGTCGAGCAGTTCATCGAGGAGTGGATGTGGCCGCCCGCGTTCTGCACCAGGTAGAAGCGGCTCCAGCCACCCCGGCGGGCGAACTCGGAGTCGAGCCGTGCGATCTCCTCGCCCAGCGTCTTCAGCAGGGCGAAGCCCTGGCGGACGTCCCTGACCGTGCTGCTCTCGTAACCCCGAGCCAGCGAGTCAGCCTCGACCTTGGCCATAGCGTCGTCCAGGCTCATTCCCCAGGGGCCCTGACCGTAGCCGCCGCCCTGACGGCGGTCCCCGGCCATCGAGTGGACCCGCTCCATGTCGTACTCCAGGCTCCGCTCGACGCGGGCTCGGGCGTCGAAGGCGCTGGCGATGAAGCCGTCGACCTCGGCCGGGCTCAGGTCGGTCAGGTCGGCGGGGGCGGTCTCGCGCTTGGGCTGGTACATCGGGTCCTCCTTGGCGGGATGGTGGGAGCCTTCCGTCCGACTCCCTCTCGGTACATACCGATCGTATCACACTGTGGTCATATGCACCTCTCGAAGACATGCCGACACACCCCCTTGTGCCGCTCATTACATCTATGTCATGATTGGGCATCGGGAGGGACGCGGCCGGACGGCCACGAGCCCCGCGTCCACTCCCGATCCCCAACCTGAACATCCCGCCAAGGAGACCGACGTGAACTTCCCCACCAAGACCACCGCTACCCGCCTCGCCGCCGCCCTGGGCGAGGGCTGGACCCCCGTCCACCCCGAGGCGGGGAACTCCTGCGTCACCCGCGAGTCCGACGGCCTGACCCTGGTGGTCAGCGAGGTCGGTCCCCAGACCGGCCGGGCCCGCGTGAGCGTCCTGCTCTCCCGTGAGGAGGTCCTGCACGCCTACCAGAGCCTCTACCCCCAGTTCGCCAACCACGACACCACCTTCGACCCGGCCCGGCTGACCAAGCAGCCCGGCGCGGTCGCCGCCCAGGTGATCCGCAACGTCGTCACCCCCGGTGCGACCGAGTACGCCCGGCTGAAGGAGTCGATGGCCAAGGCCGCCGAGCGCGAGGTCGCCCAGCGCGAGAACTTCGCTACCCTGGGCCTGGAGGCGCGCGACAAGCCCGGCCGTCCCGGCGAACTGAGCGAGGACACCACGCTCCGGGTCGGTAACAACGTCTGGGGCTCCGCTCGGGTCACGGACACCCGCGTCGACCTCGAACTGCACAGCCTGACCGTGGAGCAGGCCAAGGCCGTCCTGGACCTGCTGCGCGGCTGACCTGGACGTCCTCGCTGATGACAGGGCACAATGTGCCCATGACCAAGAGGAAGACCCGCGTCGACGAGATCATCATCCTGGGCCCCCGACGGCCGGTGCGCGACTGGCCGACCCACGTCCAGGACCTGGTGGCCGAGGGCAAGAACCTCAACCCCACCCAGGAGACCCTGATCCGCGAGGAGGTCTTCCGGGCCGTCATCAGCGAGGGCAAGGACGCCAACCTGCCCTCGTTCGTGAAGATGGGACTGGCCACCGGCGGCTACATGAGCATCCGGCAGCCGGTCGAGTACGCCTCCTACGACTACACCGAGGTCGAGGAGACCGAGGTCCCGGCCGAGGAGGTCGACCCCGAGGCCGTCGTCGCCGAGGCCGAGGAGGCCGTCGAGGAGCAGGCCGAGCAGGCCCCCTCCCGGAATCGCCGCTCCCGGTGAGCAGCAATCTCCACGACAGCCAGTACGGCCTGGTCGACGTCGCCCAGGCCATCCGGCGTCACGCCGCCCTCACGGTGGCGATGAGCATCACCCCGGCCGAGTCCAGCATCGAGGACATGCTGGGCACGGCCGACACCCTGATGGAGTGGCTGGAGAAGGACCCGATTCCGGCTCCGGTCGCCCCGGACTTCTCGGCCTGGTCCGGCTCCCCATGATCGGCGTGTCGCTCCCGGTCTCTGACCGGAGCGGCCGCTAAGATAGAAGTATCCCGCCAAGGAGAGGAACACCCATGATCCCGTTCGAGGCCATCGACGGCCGCATCGTCCTGCTCGCCGCGCTCGCTCTGGGCATCGCCGCGACCTTCCTGGTCTGGCCAGCCCGCCGCCGCCCCACCCGCATTACCGACGAGGTGTCGGTCTTCCACTGCGAGTCCGACCCGCGCGACGGGCACCTCGTGCTCGACGGCGACATCTGGGTTCGGGGCGGCCAGGAGTTCTACTGGAGCGCCGACCGCGAGCGCTGGGTCTCCATCCAGCAGCAGCCCACGATCCGATGACCTGCCAGGCCGTGTCCGAGACCGGCCAGCGGTGCCGGATCAAGACCCCGAACCACCGGGCCCACTTCGACGGGGTCACCTGGTGGGACAACGCCGAGTTCCGGCCACCACCCTCCAAGCAGAAACCAGGGCGCAAGCGTGCCGACCGGATCAGCAACCAGGCCCACGACCTGATGACCTCAGTCGCCGCCCGGACCAAGGCCGACCCGGTCACCATCCGCGAGCCCGAGCCCCGCACCTGGACCGAGGAGACCTGGCTGCTGCACGCGGAGAAGACGCTGGCCGCCTTCCTGGAGGCCCGCGCTGAGCCGTTCACCACCCCCGAGCACCTGTGGCCGCTGCTGCACGACCCGCTGCCCGAGGTCGACCGGCGGGTGCTCTCCCGGCTGGTCCAGCGCGCCCTGCGCAACGGGGAGATCGTCGAGGTCGGCGGCAAGCGCCTGCGGGACACCTACTACTCCGCCGACGGCGGGGAGTTCAAGATCAACAAGATCGTGCCGATCTACCAGGCGGCCGGGCGATGAGCGGCAAGAAGGAGATCAAGGCTCTGATCGAGGAGGCCGAGGCCGCTGGTGCCGAGTACTGCGGGCTCACCAAGAACGGCCACCACAAGATGGTCTACGGGGGCAAGCCGATCTTCTTCGCCTCCACCCCCTCGTGCTACCGGTCGGTGGGCAACACCCGCGCGCTGATGCGCCGGGTCGGCATACCGCTGGAGCGGTGACCTGTCGTCTCCCCCGAGGGGTCAGCCGAAGAGGTGGAAGGCCTGCCTGACGCACATCCAGAGGAGAGATCGGCATGGACCAGAAGAACGAGACCCAGTTGCTCAGGGTCATGGCCACGGCCACCACCCTGGCCGAGCAGCAGGCGGCCGCTGCCGAACTGGAGGCCCTGCGCGCCTCCCGCCGCACCGCCGCCCGCGCCCAGACCGAGTCGATGTGGGCCGCCGAGACCTTCGCCGCCGCGCCGGTCGTGCCGCACAAGGCCGCCTTCTCGCGCGCCACCTCCGACAGCGACTGGCTGGGCGAGGTCGTGGCGAGCACCGCCGACCCCGAGGCCGCCGAGACCCAGATGCGCGCCGAGGCCTCCGCCTGGTACTCGCGCCTGCCCCAGGCCCTGAAGGAGCACCCGGACGAGGTGCTGGTCCAGGCCGCCGGTCTCTCCGACATCCGCGCCTCCCAGTTCGGCCCGGCCTCGATGCGCGCCCAGGCCGCGTTCCTGGACCAGATCAAGCACCACGCCGAGGTCGAGGGTCTGCCGATCCCGGACCCGGCCAGCATCCGCCCCGAGCCCTACGTGCACGGTCAGGGTGGGGAGGACACCGAGACCTCCGCCTCCGACTCCCCCTCCTACGCCGAGGGCACCGAGCCCGAGGGCGACACCGCTCCAGGCGCGGAGGTCACCGGCGGGGAGAACCTGGACGCCTCCACCTGGCCGTCCGAGGGCGACTGGAACAACGCCGACCAGCCTCCGGGCAAGAAGGCCTCCACTAAGAAGACGGCCGCTCGGGAGTGCAAGTGGACCTACGCCGGTGACGACGACGGCGGCAACCTGCACTGGTGGGACTGCGAGACCCACGGCAAGCAGGAACTGGGCGGCCCTCCTGGGGACGAGCCCTCGCTCCCCTGCGAGGGCTGGCTGGACGAGAACGGCAAGGAGGCCTCGCGCAAGGTGGCCAGCGAGTTCCGTGGTGACGGCTGGTACATCCTGATCGGCGGCACCAAGACCGCGATCTCCGGCCCCCACCCCTCCGAGGCCGTGGCCCGCGAGGTGCTGTCGGCCCAGGCGATCTTCACCGACGCCTACGAGGTCGCCCACATCGACTCGGCCTCGCAGGCCGGGTACGACATCCTGCCCAAGACCGCTGCCCGCGAGAAGACCGCTGCACGCATCGACACGCTGCGCTCGATCGTCGAGAACCACCAGCACCAGACCATCGACGGGATGCTGGTCGACGCCATGACGGCCCAGCGCCTCGTGCAGGTCTTCGACGCACTCTCGGACGCCAACAAGGCCAAGTTCGACAGCGTCCCGCTGGACCGCCTGGTCGACCTCGCCTGGAAGCACGGCCAGCGCAAGCGCGCCTCGGACGTGATCAAGTTCGAGTGCAGCAAGTGCGGCATGAAGACCAAGACCGACGACTTCTCGGTCATCGGCCGCAACTGCTCGGCGACCGACTTCGAGGAGGCGCACGACATGCAGCCGATCTCCAAGGAGGCCTCCCGCCGCACCGCCGGGTTCCACGCCTACCGCCCCACCGGCGAGCGCGTCGGCGGCCAGGCCCAGCCCGGCGACCTCGTGCAGTACGAGGACATGGCCAACCCGGCCCGCGCCTACCGCGTCATGAAGTACAAGCCCCCGTTCACCGACAGCCAGTGGCAGTTCTCCGGGGAGTACATCCTGGAGCCCCTGGACGGCGGCACGCTCTCCACCTCGGACCTGCGCGCCCACGGCTGGCAGTTCGTCCAGGAGGGGCACTACGACAACGAGTTCGAGACCTTCACCCCGGTGACGGCCGCCCGCAAGACGGCGGTCTACAACGGCGACCGCGTCGTCCTGAAGGACCAGGGAGGCACGGCGGCCACCGGCTACCCGCCGGGCACCGAGTTCGTGGTCCAGGAGACCTGGTACCGCCCCGGTGACAACGAGCCGATGGTGACGGTCTACAAGGCCGACGAGGTCGGGGTGACTGACGTCTTCCGCAACGACCAGGTCAAGCACGCCTCCCGCCGCCGGACCGCCTCCGGCTGGGTGCACGTCAACGCCGGGTCCGAGGGTGCGGTCCGCGACATCTACGAGAAGGTTCTCCCCGGCGGCGACCGCCTGGAGGTCAGCGTCAGCCACACCACCGGCAAGGCCTCCTGGGAGTACATCGGCCCCGGCGGATACCTGACCGGCGGCTCGGGCACCGAGGACAGCCTGGAGGCGGCCAAGGCCGCCGCCGAGGCTTCCCTGCCGGACGCCAACGCCGGGCACGGCCCTGCCACGGCCGCGCGCCGCAGGCAGGCCGCCGTCGAGGAGGTGGCGATCGGCGATCTGAAGAAGGGCGACCGGGTCAAGAAGGGCAACGACACCAACTACGGCTCCTCCTGGGAGACCGTGGAGTCGGTGTCGGAGGTCGACGGCGGCTACGTGGTGAAGACCGACAAGGGTCCCCACCCGGCCCAGTCCTCGGACGCCACCTACAAGGTCGACCGGGGCCGCGACCCGTTCTTCGCCTCGCTGGCCACCCTGGCCCGCAAGATCACCGTGCGCGACGAGCAGGACAAGCCCGCGCTGGCCGCGCTGGCCCGCCTGCGCTCGCCCGAGGACTCCTTCCAGGGCATCCCCGGCCGTCAGGTGATCTCCCACCTGCTCGCGGTGGCCCAGATGGACGAGCCCACCCGCCGCACCCTGCGCGACGCGCTGGAGGGCAAGACGGCCGCCGTCGGCGACCCCTGCTGGGCCTGCAACGGCCGGGGCTACGTTCGGGCGCGCTACAGCGACGACCCCTACGACGAGGTGGGCTCGATCGAGATCACCTGCTCGACCTGCGGCGGTGCGGGCGTCACCCCCGAGCCGATGGACTACGCGCTGGCCGACGACCCGATCTTCACCGACCGGTACGACGACTACTACGCCAGCCGTCGGCAGGCTGCCTACGAGCCCAAGCCCGGTGACCGGGTCCGGCTGAAGGCCGACTTCAAGGACCCCGACCTCGGTGACGAGTACAAGGCGGGCCAGGAGTTCACGGTCACCGACGTCACCGCCGAGGGCGACCAGGACGGCACCGAGTGGGTCTACACCCGCAACGGCCCAGTGCTCGCCAAGGACGAGATCGAGAAGGTCGGCTCGCGCAAGACCGCTGCCCAGCAGGTCCTGCACGACACCCGCACCCAGCCGGGCTCGACCATCACGGTCACCTGGGACGGCCTGTCCACCTTCATGGTGGCGATCGACGGCATCGACTGGCGCACCTTCGACGCTAGCGAGGTCGCCGACGAGGTCTACGTCAGCGGCGGGACCTCGGCCACGCTCGCGGCCAAGGCCTGGGTCCGTCGGAACCTGCGCACCCAGGCCGCGCGCAAGCAGGCCTGGAGCACCGACCCCAAGGACGGGCGCTGGGTGGCGATCGCGGACATGGACCAGGCCGACCTGGAGCGGGGTCAGGAGACCTCCCCCAACGGCGAGACCAAGGCTGGCCACCTCTGGCTGGCCTACGTCTGACCCCTCACCTACTTCTATCTCTGAGGAGAGAGCCATGACGAACCTGTGGGATGAGGCCTACCGGGACCACGCCGAGGAGTTCGACACCCAGCAGCGCACGGCGGCCAAGGTCGCCGTGGCCAAGTGGTGGCCCTTCCTGGCCGAGGCCGGGTCCGAGCGCGAGTTCGGGCACCGGCTGGCGCTGGTGAAGAAGGACCTGGTGGCGGCGATGGATGAGGCCCAGGTGACCTCGGCCCGCTTCCACGAAGAGACCCTGGCCAGCCTGGCCGAGGACTTCCGCCTGCTGGCCTCCGAGCGCAAGACGGCTGCCGAGTCCGGCTGGACCGGGATGGACGCTATCGACGAGGCCGGGCTCAACGCGGGCCCTGAGCGCTGCTCCCAGGGCAACCCGGCCTGCAACTGGGGCTGGGCGGACAAGGACGGCCAGCAGGTCTACCGCTGCTCCACCCACGGCACCGAGCAGGTCAAGAGCCACACCACCGAGGGATCGCGCAAGACGGCGTCCGACGGCTTCGACCTGGCCCAGCAACTGGTCGACCAGGTGAACGCCCTGCCGAACCCCACCTACCACTGGGGCATCGACCGGGGCCGGGCCTACGCCCGCGTCTGGCACGCCTACGACACCTCCGGCCACAACAAGAGCGTCTACTGCTTCGTCGACCGTGACGGCATCGTCTGGTACCCGGCTGGCTGGAAGGGCCCGACGAAGAACCACCCCAGGGGCAATCTGAACACCCCCGAAGGGATGCAGGCGATGGTCGAGAGCGCTGGTCGCTACCCCTACGGCGGGGGCCTCACCCTCTCCAGCCGCCAGCACACGGCCGCCTCCTGGGCGTTCGTCCAGGGCTACCAGGACGCCAAGAACCCCCGGTCGGAGCAGACCAACCCGTTCATGTACGGGACCGGCTCCTGGGAGGAGTACCGGGCCGGGAGGGCATCCTTCCGCGCCGGTGACCCCGAGCCGGTCGAGGAGATCGAGGATGAGGGGTTCGTCCTGAACGATGACGACGACCCCAACCTGATCTTCGCCAGCAAGGGCTGGCCGGAGATGCCCAAGGAGGCCAAGGGCTGGGGCTGGTCGTTCTCCGAGGACGAGATCAGCGACATCCTCAACGAGAGCCTGCCGGACCGCGAGCCCACCGAGGGCCCGCACAAGGAGCCCGCCCGCAAGGGCCCGGCCGAGCGCAAGGAGCCCGCCAAGCGGGCCTCCCGCGACTACGGGGCCTACGGCGAGATGTCCGAGGACGAGCGCGACCGCATGATCGAGTGGGCGGCCGACGAGGGCATCGACATCCGGGACCCCAACCTGGAGGAGATGTACGCCTCCTACGTCTCCGACGAGCAGGAGCGCTTCGCCGAGGACCGCATGGGCGAGTGGGGCTACGCCTGGGCGTCGCGGGGTGAGCGCCGGTGACGACCCCCGCACAGGGTCCGAGGATGACCTCGGCCGAGGAGGAGGGCTTCATGGCTCCCTCCCCGGTCGAGGTCACCCCGCGTACCTCCCGTCCCCAGCCGCCGCCGGAGCCGGAGGTCACCGTGGTCGACCCCCTGGCAGGCGCACCCGTGGACATGGGCTCGGTCGAGGCTCGCCTCATGACGGCCCGCGCCCGGCTGATGAACCCCACCGCCCCACCGGAGCAGATCGAGGCAGTGGTGCGCCGCGCGATGGCGTACCTGCGCTGACGGAAGGACCTCTCACATGACGGTGCACCAGGACGGCTCGAACGTCTTCTACTCCGGCGACCCCCGCCCAGGGGCCCCGGCCTACGGGGACGAGGGTCGGGTGCTGGTGGCGGACACCCGCGCCGCCCACGTCAAGTGGACCACCGGCTCCCGAGCGGGCCAGGTGGACCTCGTGGAGCAGACCGACCTGGCGGAGGTGGGAGAGACCATCTCCGCCCCGGCGATCGCGCTGCACGCCCACCTCGGCGAGTCCCTGGCCTACTGCGAGCCGCCCCAGCGCCGGGCACACGCCGTGCTGGAGGCGATGGCCGAGGCTGGGGAGACCGACCGCTTCGGGCTGCTGGCCGAGGAGGCCGTGGACTGGATCGCGGGTAGGCTGCGCACGTCCGGCTACTTCCGGGCGCACATGGCCGCCCTGGCCAGCGCCGAGGCCGACGAACTGGTCACCGTGGCCACCCGCCGCGTGCTGGCCGACGCCCTGGAGAGCATGGAGGCTGACGACCATGAGTCGTGAGCGTCGCTGTGAGTCCTGCAAGCGGCCGATGGGCGAGGGCGACATCCGCAAGGTGGACCCCCGCACCGGCCTGCTGTCCTGCACCCAGTGCGTCAACCACCCGGTGGGGCAGCCCAACAAGATCGACGTGACCGCGACCAAGGAGACCCCCATGCGCGCACTGGCCCACGACGGCGGCGACGGCAAGGTCGTGCGCCACTGCTTCTCCTGCGGCTCCGGCGGCGTCGTCGGCCGCTCCGACGGCACTGTGGAGTGCACCATCTGCGAGACCGTCTTCACGGTCCAGGTGCAGCCCCGCAACACGATGGCCCCGCAGACCGTCAACGGCCAGCCGGTGCACATCCCCGGTATGCCCGAGGAGTCGACGGTCACCCCCTCCACCGAGCCGCCTGCCCCGGCTGCCGCCCCCACCCCGCCTCCGGCCGAGAAGCCTGAGAAGGAGAAGCCGGAGGGCGAGGAGGACAAGCCGGAGTTCCTGACGGCCAGCGGCAAGAGGGTCAGCGCCGAGCACTACGCCCAGTACCTCGCCCTCGGCGTGACCCCCGACCGGGAGCGCACCCTGGCGATGGTGCGCAGCGCCAACCTGAAGCGCTAGACCTGCGTCCCCGCCCCGCGTGGCGGACTAAGAGGTGGAACAGGTCAGTCGAGCGGGAAGGGACGCCCAGGTGAAGGTCACCGACAACCGGCACTCCGCAGCACGGGGAGCCCAGCCGCGTCCGGGCTCCGGGATGCTGGCGATCGCCCACAGCGCAGCCGACGTCACCCGCGAGGTGGCCCAGGCCCGCGCCAACACCGCGCTGGACCGGGGCCGCCGCTACGGGTCGGTCCCCACCGACGAGGTGCAGGCCCGCGCCGGGGCGCTCGCGCGGATGCAGCGCTCGGGCTCCTCCGACATCAACCTGTCGATCCAGAAGCCCCGCGACCTCGACTACTGGTGGCAGCGCAACAACGACTTCTACGACGTCGACTCGGACAAGGGTCTCCAGTCCCTGCGCGACATCTGCACCCGGCTGTACGCCTCGCACCCGCTCATCGGCTCGGCCGTCGACATCTTCAGCAAGTGGCCGGTCGTGGGGGCCGAGTTCCGGTGCAAGGACGAGAAGTTGGTCGAGTTCTACTCCGACCTCTTCTTCGACACCCTCAACTACGAGGACTTCCTGGTCGACATCGGCCGCGAGCACTGGACCGTCGGCGAGGCGCTGCCGCTGGGCACCTGGAACGAGACCCTGGGCGTGTGGGAGCACGACGAACTGGTCCAGCCCAAGGACGTCGCCATCCGCAAGAGCGCCTTCCGGCGTGACCCCACCTTCCTCATGCGCCTGCCGCACGAGATCAGGCAGCTCCTGCGCGAGAAGCAGCCGGTGCACGAGTACCAGGCGCTCATCGCCAACTACCCGGACCTGGTGCACTTCGCCAAGACCGACCAGATGATCCCGATCAGCAACCACCTGCTGAAGCAGATCAAGTTCGTCGGCAAGACCTTCCACGACCGGGGCATCCCGATCATGAGCCGTGGCCTGCGCGCCGTGCTCCAGGAGGAGATGCTGAACGGTGCCCAGGACGCCATCTCCGACCGCCTGGCCACCCCGCTGATCCTGGCCAAGGTGGGTGCCAGCGCCTCCGAGTTGGGCACCCAGACCCCGTGGATTCCCGACCCCAGCCAGATCGCCCAGTTCGAGTCGATGATCGACTCCGCGCTGGCCGCCGACTTCCGGATGCTTACCACCCACTTCGCGGTGAACGTCGAGTCGGTCTTCGGCCGCGAGGTCATGCCCAACTTCGACGCCGACTTCGAGCGGCTGACCGAGCGCATCCTCCAGGTCTTCGGCATGTCCAAGACCATGCTCTCGGGCGCGGGCTCAGGCCAGACCTACGCCGCCGACGCGCTCAACCGCGACCTGATCACCCAGTTGGCCTCCGCCTACCAGCGCCAGTTGAAGCGCTTCGTGCGCGAGCGGATGCTGGTGGTCGCCGAGGCCCAGGGGCACTACGACTACGAGACCCGTGGCGGCCGCCGGTACCCGATCATGGAGGAGGTCCTGATCGTTGACGAGCAGGGCAACCAGCGGATCGAGGAGCGCCCCAAGTTGCTGGTCCCCGACCTGCACCTGAAGGCCATGACCATGACCGACGAGGAGACTGAGCAGCGGTTCTTCGACACCATGGTCGCCAACGGCGTGCCGATCTCCCGGCAGACCCGCTTCGCGAACAAGCCGATCGACTACGAGGAGGAGATCGAGCGCGTCCGCGAGGAGAAGATCAGGGAGGCCGTCGAGGCCCAGGAGACCCGCAAGGCGATCTACCTCACCCTGGTCCGCAAGGGCCTGCCGATCCCCGAGGACCTGAAGGCCGACTTCGAGCCGACCGCGCGCACGCCCGAGCAGAAGACCGTCGAGCAGGGCGTGGCTGCCCCTCTGGACCAGGGAGACCCCGCGCCGCCGATGCTTGGTGACACCCAGCCGGTGCCGGTGCTGGACGGCCTGCCGCCGGGCACGGCTGAGGAGCAGGCCTCCGAGGGGGAGCCCGCCCCGGCCCCGGCCGTGCGCCAGCGCCCGCCGGAGTCGGACGAGCAGCGCAAGGACATGCCGAAGGCGGCCAGCATCGAGTTGCCCGTGCTCGACGACGTCACCGGCGAGAAGAAGAACGTGAAGATCGCAGCGGGCGGCATCGTGCTCGGCCCCAAGCACATCGGCCGCCGCCCGGTGGCGTGGACGACCGAGGAGGACTGAGGATGCCCTGGGTGCAGGAGTTCAACGAGGGTGACCGGGTCACCGTCTGGCAGGGTCGCGAGGAGTACACCGGCACCGTGCTGACCGAGGCGGTGGGGGTCGATTTCACCCACTACTTCGTCATGCTTGACGAGGGCGGCGAGGGCTGGTGGTCCGAGAACGAGATGAGCCGCACCGCGCTGCGTGCCACCGCCGCGCACGAGGCCGAGGTGCAGCGCCGCCTGGCGGCCGAGGACTACCCCGAACTGGTCGGGGCGCTGGAGACCCGGCCCAACCTGGTGGCCGAGATGGACGAGGCCGAGTACATGGCCTCGCTCACCCGTACCGCGCTCTACCTGCCGCTGCGCGAGGAGGCTCCCGGCCGCACCTCGGGCTACGCCGAGGGCTTCGAGCAGGGCAAGGAGGGCACCACCCAGATGCCCTCCAGCCACGACCCTGCCTACATGGGCGAGTACCTGCTGGGCTGGGCCCAGGGCGTCAAGACCCGCAACCCGCAGCCCGAGCCGCGCTACACCCACGACCTGCACGAGGACGAGCCCAACCTGCCGCCGATGCACTTCGACCCCGACATGGGCGGTCCCGGCCCCGGCGAGCACGGCTGGCTGCACAACGCCTCCCTGGCCAAGGACGCCGGGATCATGGACTTCCTCACCGGCTCCCCCGAGCCCAGCGAGACCTGGGCCGGGCCGGGGCGCAACTGGTCCTACGACTGGTGCCGGTTCCGCCGCGAGTCGCACTGCTGGCTGCCCCGCTCGCTGAACCGTGAGGCCTCCGAGGAGGTCGGCTACGCCGTCTGGGTGCCCGAGGACCGGGGCCACTGCAAGCGCGTCTCCTGGGAGGCCCAGGAGGCCTGCCCGCTGTCCCAGCCCGGCCCCAACGTGCCCGGCGGGTTCACCGACGCCACCATCCCCTGGGACCAGGGCGGCCAGCGTGGCGTGCCCACCCAGAAGATCGCGGCCGCCGAGGACGAGTTCGCCTGGCACTACACCGCCGCCTGGAAGGACGTGCGGAACAAGGCCAGCGAGATCAAGCGCGCCGGGCGCGTGCGGGTGCTCGCGGTCAACATGCAGGACGACGGCCTGCACCCGGACACCTTCTACGGCCAGGTCGGCTCGACCACCGGGACGGTCTACAACACCGGCCTGACGTTCGTTCCCGGCTCCTGGAAGGTCGCCGCCTGGGAGTGCGACTGCAAGTGGGCCCAGTACGCCTGGGGCCGCACCCGACAGTGGATCAAGTACGAGGGCCGGATGTGCGCCCACGCGCTCGCGCTGGTCTTCGAGATGCAGTCCCGTGGCCTGAAGGGGATGCCCGACGACGAGGACGAGATCGCCCCGGACTGGGTGCCCAAGGAGTCCGTCAAGGGCAAGGTCACCCGCGAGGACTACCCGGTGGTGCAGGCCATGCTGGACACCGGGGCCCCGGTCTCGGTCATCCAGGCCGCGCTCGGCCGATTCGGCGTGGAGTTCGAGCGCGTCGCCGTCAAGGGCCGCCTGCGTGGCAAGATCAACGGCGTCGTCCAGGACCTGGAGTTCGCCGACGGCGAGGTGCTGTACCACGGCGTGCCCTACACCGGCGAGGTCCAGTACCCCGAGTACCACCCCACCCTCGGACTCGACGTCACCTACTAGGAGGCCAGCCATGACCGTCAAGCCCACCGACTTCGCCTGGGGCGTGCCCGTCGAGCCCGTGCCGGGCCAGATGGAACTGCCGATCGAGGCCCAGGCCAAGACCGCCGCCGCTGTCTTCTCGCGCGCCGAGCAGGACCAGATCATCAACGAGGGCGAGGGCAGCCGGGCCACCAACCTGGACCGGCTGGACCTGGCCGGGACCCACTACGTCCAGATGGACGACATGACGCACTACAACGACGACAACCCCGACATCCTGTGGTGAGAGGACCTGACGATGGCAACTGCTAAGCGCCTGGCGGCGAAGGACGAGGAGACCGGGGGCCTCACCTTCCAGATCGACTCCCCGGTCAACGTGGCCCAGTTGGACGCCGAGATCGTGGAGGCGATGAACTGGCGGGTCCCCGCCGGGCTCATCGTCGACGTGGGCCGCTTCGACGAGGGCACCACGATCTTCCGTCCGATCAACGAGGACGACGAGGTGGGCGAGGACGCCGACGACGCCGTCACCACGCTGACGGTCACCCACCGCGACCCCGACCCCCGCGTCATCGCCGAGGTGATCAAGGCGCACGAGCCCGACCCGCACTGGCAGGAGGCTCCGGCCGCTGAGGAGGGCCCCTCTCTGGCAGCCCTGGCCAAGAAGGCCCAGGTCGAGCCTCTGACCCTGGACGACATGCAGCGCGCGATCATCCTCTTGCTCGCACCCCACGCTGAGGGGTAACCTCACTCGCGGAGTGCGTGACCACTCTTCGGCCGCCCGGACGGATGCCTCACCCGTCCGGGCGGCTATTTGTATCCGGGACCCTGTCGCGTCGAGAACCTTGCGAAATCCTTGTGCTCGACCAGGCCGCTGACGATATGACTTGCGTGCAATATCACCGTGGTCTACCATGGATGAAGAGGGCCGGGACACCGGGCCTGAATCCCCGCCAAGGAGAAGACAGTGAACTCGACCGACGCCAAGAGCATCGCCTGCGGTAACCGCGCTGCCCACGGGAAGTCCTGGGGCGTGCAGCACCACCACGGCAGCACCGCCGAGGTGCGCCAGTGCTTCGCTACTCCCGGCGGCATCCTCTCGCACGAGGAGGCCGACCAGGAGCAGGCCGCTGCGGTCGAGGCCGCCAGCGACCCCGACCTGGCCTACGAGCGCCACCTGGAGAGCGCTGGATACAACGAGGCGCGGGCCCAGGAGGACCACGAGGCCGCGCTGGGCGTCCCCTTCTACGAGGAGGCCCGCGACGCCGCCGCGCTGGTGGCCTACGCCAACGCCGACGGCTCGATCGTCATCCCCGACGAGGACGGCATGGAGCCGCTGGTGATCGGTCCCAAGGTGGAGCAGCCCGCGCTGGACGTCGAGGTGAAGCCGGACTTCGCCGGGCTCCCCGACGGGCTCTACACCGTCGAGGTGGGCTCCGAGCACCGGACCTTCCAGGTGAAGACCCAGAAGCCCGACGCCCAGTTCGCTCCCGGCCAGCGCATCCTCTCGGTGCTCTCCGGCCCGGACAACACCCACGACTACCTCGGCATCGCGTTCGTCTCCACCGACGGCCACGGCGTGCACCACCTGCGCCCGTGGAAGCGGTTCCACGACGCCGCCGAGGTGACCAAGGTCGCCGCCCAGCGCCTGCTGGAGGACCCGCGCGCCGCGCTGACGGCGGGCCGGTGCTTCCGGTGCCAGCGGCCGCTGACCACGCCGGAGAGCCTGGCTCGCGGCATGGGCGACCACTGCGCAGGGAAGGCAGGTCTGTGATGCCGCCCTGGAGCCCGCCCACCCAGTTCGTACTGGTGCTCATCCTGACCGCCCACGCCTACTGGGCGGGGGTCGGCCAGGCCCCGAACGGGGAGGTCGCCAGCGGCCGCCTGATCCCCGTGCTGGCCCTGCTCATCGCCCTGCTCATCAACGGCCGGGTCCAGGACGAGTGCACCAAGGAGGCCAACTGATGGCGACCACCAACCTGGTCATCCCCGTCCACGCCGCCTTCCAGGCCAAGGGCTCGCTGAAGGCGATCGAGGAGGGGATCAAGAACACCCTGATCCAGGTCTCGGTCATGCGGGTGAGGGGCGACAGCAAGACCCACCTGCACCTCCCGCAGGTCTCCCTCTGTCCGCTCCAGGTGGGGCTGACCCGAGGCAACCGGACCACCCCGTACAGCCCCACCGTGCGGGTGCAGAAGGGCGACTGGATCGTGCACACCCCGTTCGGTGGGCTGGTCCTCTCGCCCGAGGAGTACGACCAACTGGCGGAGGCGGCCTGATGCCCCGCACGAGCACCGGCCCGACGTGGTCGAGGACGGAGGTGGTTCCCGATCACTGACTCGGGGCAAGACCTGGCCGGGCGGGGAAGGGCCCCACCCGGCTGACACACCAACCAAGGAGCACAGAACAACCATGACCACCACTGCAACCCCGGCGGCCTCGACCCGTGAGGCCGCCACCGAGAAGGCCGACGTGATCACGATCGGCAAGTTGAAGAAGTCCGTGCCCGTCGTCAAGCGGGGCGGCCTGACCATCCTCGACGCCGACGGCCTGACCACCGAGATCACGCCCGAGATGGCCGAGCGGCTGATGGAGGGCCGGGGCAACAACCGCAACGTCCGCCCGACCGTCGTCGAGCGCTACGCCGACGACATGGAGCAGGAGCGCTGGGGCGACCACTCGGTCATCCGGATCAGCCGGGAGGACGGCAAGGTCCTCGACGGCCAGCACCGGCTGACCGCGTGCATCGCCACCGGCAAGCCCTTCCGGGCCATCGTCCTGCTGGTCGACCCCGAGGACATCCTCACCACCGACATCGGTGCCACCCGACGGCTGGCGGACATGATCAAGTTCGACAACCCCGAGGAGCGCAACGTGGCGGCGGTGGCCTCGATCGTCGTGGCCCACGCGGCCTGGGACGGCGAGGAGTTCCGGGCCAGCGCCGAGCACGTCAGCGTGCCCGCCCTGGTGGACCGCTACCGGGCCAACCCCGGCATGTACCACGAGGCCGCCTCCAAGGTCTCGCACGTCTACCGCTACCTGCGCTCGGGCAAGGGGTTCCCGGCCAGCCAGGCGATGCTGGGCCTGGCCTACATCGTCATCAAGGAGAAGGCGCTCGATCCGGCGTGGGTCGACGAGTTCTTCGAGGAGTGGGTCTCCGACGACTACAAGGGCTCCGACGTGCTCGGTGTCCTGAACCAGGCGCTCAACCCGCGCAGCAAGCCGCTGCCGAGCGTCAACGTCTACTCCGGCCGCCGCCGGTTCCTGGCCATCGTCCTGAAGGGCTGGAACGCCTGGTCGATGGGTGAGAGCCCGCAGCGGATCACCTTCAACATGGGTGGGCCGAGCAAGGTCCGGGAGTCCTTCCCGAAGATCATGCCCGGACTCGCCGAGGAGGACGAGGAGCACCACCACGACGAGCCCCAGAAGGGGTAATATCACCTCAGTGTCGTTGCTCCGCCCGTGAGAGCAACGGCATCAGCCAAGAGTCACGCACACCACGTACCCCCACGAGGACGGATAGAAGTATGAAGACCAGGACCGAGAACGCCTTCCAGGCGCTGATCACCGAGGGGTGGGCCAACGAGTCCACCGGCGAGGTGGACGCGCCCACGGGGCACGTCGCGATCATCGACATGAGCACCGAGCGGACCATGATGGCCCAGGTGCTCGCCGAGACCGACGAGGAAGACCCAGGGGCCCTGATCGAGACGATCCGTCCGGGCTGGTACGTGGTGGTCGAGGACTCGCAGGGGAACGTCGACGTGACGGGCCCGGTCTCCGAGGCCGAGGCCCAGCACGCCCTGGAGCAGGCCGAGGTCGAGTACGGCAACTGGAGCGCGGTGACCCCGGCATGACCGAGTTCACAGGCACCGACGCGGTGCGGCAGACCCTGGTCGAGCGACGTCAGGAGATGGGCCTGACCCAGGGTGACGTGGCCAAGGCGATGGGGACGGGGCAGTCCTACATCAGCGTCTTCGAGAGGGGAGGCCGGAGCAAGGAGCCGCTGTACTCCACGGTGCAGCGCTACGCCGAGGCCCTGGGCCTGACCCTGAAGATGACGCTGGAGAAGCCCCCGGCCGTCGAGGAAGACCAGCAGGAGGGTGACGGTGCGGCCAGCGGGTAACAAGCCCGCCTGGGCCGCCCTGGCAGGGGTGTCCGCCCTGCTGCTGCTGACGGCCGGGTGCGCCGGGGAGGACGGGAATCAGGGACCCTCCTCCCCGGCGCGACTCCAGCAGGCCGTGAAGTACCTGCACACCTACTGGGCCACCGAGGTGAGCCCCAGCGAGCAGGGGCAGGCCTGCGCCGAGTGGGCCGCCGCCCCCGAAGCCACGGTGGCCTCCTTCCGGGCCGGGATGGCCGGGACCGAACTGGGCCAGATCGTCACCGAGGAGGTGGCTGCCGGGTTCTTCGCCGACGTCTGTCCCTGACCACCTCTACTACCAAGTCACGCACCCCCAAACCGCCAAGGAGGCACCCCCACCCATGTCCGCACAGACCATCTCCACCATCCCCAACCTGCCGATGCCGCAGGTCCGCTGGTAAAGGCGATGGACGGCGAGTTCATCTCCTACGCGGTGCTGCTGTCGGTCACCACCTACGCCTGGATGCGCACCCTGCGCCACATCAAGTTGATGCGGTTGCAGGCCCTGCGGGAGAAGGCCGAGCAGGCCACCGCCCACGCCGAGGACCTGACCCGGCAGAACGAGTTCCTACTGTCCAAGGTGCGCGAGCACGAGCAGGCGCTGAAGGACTCGACCGCCCTGGTGGCCGCGCTCGCCAAGCAGGTGGACGAGCCCGAGCCCGAGCGCAACGAGGCCGGACAGATCGTGCTGGGTGGGCGCTACCCCGAGGTGCAGGACGAACCCCTCGCACCCCCGCCGGTGATCCCTCAGCCGGGCGAGGAGCAGGACCCTGACCTGGAGTGCGACTGCGGGTCCTGCTACGCCGACTCCGTCGTGGATGAGAGTCCCCGCCTGCCGATGGCGTGCAGGCGCTGCGGCAATGCGATGTGGGCGGTTGAGTACGTGCAGAACGCCGGGCTGTGTCAGTCCTGCAACATGGCCGATGCGGTCCAGGCAAACAGCATCGCTGACGCCTACCGGCAGTACTACACCACCCCGCATGAGCGGCTGAGTGCTGAGCCGTTCACCTACACCTCGGTGGCCGACCCCATCGCCGCGCGGGCCAAGCCCCAGGACGGGGACGTCTGGGCCCCTCCCGAGGGACCTCGGAAGGTATGGCGGGACGGCCGGTGGATCAACCCCGAGGTCACCACTGGTGAGCAGGCCTGGCACTACTAGGTAACCCTGGGCGACACGCCCACGCGCTCTAACTTCCCTTGGTAGCGACTCTAGGGTATGATCAGAGCGTAACGAGGAGCACTTGCTCCCCGCCCCTCCCCCGCCAAGGAGCCCATGATGAGCAGCGTCCAGTACACCTTCCCGGACGGTCAGGTCCGCGTGGTCCAGTCCGGCCAGACCTACAAGATCAAGGTCATGGACATCGAGACCCACAAGTGGTCCCAGACCGCGAGCGTCACCGGCTGGTCCCTTGCCCACACCCTGCTGCGCCACGGCTACGGCTACGGCCTGGACGTGCTGCGCAACGCCCGCCTGGGCCTCAACAAGCGCGCCGAGAAGCAGCGCCAGGAGTACATCGCCCGCTACGGCCTCGGAGGCAACTGATGAAGAGCACGCCCCTGCTGCTGACCTGGTCCTGGCGCAAGGCCTCGGACACGCGCAAGCCGGTGATCGCCGGGCTGCTGATCGAGAAGGACACCGACGACGGCCCGGTGCTGATGGAGATCATGCTCACCCCCGAGCAGACCTCCCTGCTGCTGTCCGGCTCGGTCGTGCGCACCACCGGCACGGTGGACGAGACCGTGGCCGAGGCCGTCGAGTCTCCCCAGGAGGAGCCCCACCAGTTGGTCAAGGGCTCCCTGACGTGGGAGTGCACCTGCGGGATGTGGTCCATGCCCACCTACACCAAGTTCGCCTCCGACGTGCTGGACTCCCACCGCCGCCACGTCGAGATTCGCGAGGAGCACCTGATCACCGCCGGGCAGGAGCATCTGGCCGAGCCCACCGAGATCGGGGCGATGGTCCGGTCCGAGCGGGCGGTCTACCGCCGAGTCCACGCCTCCAACCACCGCCGGTGGATGGGGATGCACAACGCCATCCTGGTCGCCTGGAGCGACATCACCGACCCCCGTCCGCTGACCCGCGACGAGCAGGCAGCCTGGCAGAAGGTAGCGAACCACTCATGACCGACCAGCCCCGCCGCGACCGCTGGCGCGACAACGAGTACAGCGCCTGGGAGGACCAGGACGCCCAGGCCCGCGAGATCGAGGCCGGAGTCGACCCGACCGAGGTCCAGCCCGAGGAGGACCAGCCCGGCACCGCCGGTGGCCGCATCCCCGAGGCCGAGGTCAGGGTCATGGACCTCCTGGGCTCCCTGCCGCCGGGCAGCGAGGGCTACCTGCGCGACCTGATGACCGCCCGCATCCTCTTCACCCGCGCCGTGGACGACATCGACGACGTCCTCACCGGCAAGGTGGCGGACTGGCCTCCCACGATGTCCGGGACCGCCAAGACCTACGACCGGGCGATGGCCCGGCTGATGATGGGCGAGCACTACGTCGAAGCACTCACCGGCGGTTCCCGCGAGGACTACCGGGCCCAGATCGCCGGGGCGGTCAAGGCCCTGATGCCCGAGTACGACCCCACCCGCTACGTCTGGGTGGTCACCTACAACGACGGCTACAGCCCCGGCAGCGTCCCCGAGGCGATCCTGTCGGCCGCCAGCGCGGAGGCCGCCAAGCGGGAGGCCGAGACCTTCCTGGCCGAGCACCGGGCCCAGGGGTACGACCAGTCCACCGGCGAGGTCCTGTGGGGCGAGCCGGTCTCCAAGGTCTACACCGCCGTCGGCCGGGTGCGGCGCGAGGGCAGGATCACGACGGTCTTCTACATCGAGCAGATGGAGGTCAAGGGATGAGCGTCCCCACGCCCGACGAACTGCTGGCCCGCGCCGCCGACGAGGTGCGCACCCTGCACGACAAGGCTGAGGCGCTGACCGGGCTGACCCGCGCGCTGATGACCCGCATCGTCGCTTCCTGGTCGACGTGCGAGTTGGTCGACCGGGCTGGCTACGACCGCTGCAAGGACCCCGTGGCCGCCGCTCGCTTCGAGGACGGCTTCCTGGACCTGGTGTGCACCGACCACGCCGACTCCGCCGAGGAGCGCGGGGCGCTGGTGGTGAGGCTGGCCTGATGGCCGATCCCACCCCCGAGGAGATCATCGCCATGATGCTGACGTCGGCCGAGGGAACCCCCAGGCCCCCCGCCGGGTCCTACACGTTGACCAAGGAGTGGGTGGAGCGCGTGATGGAGGAGATGGATCGAGACACCACCTACCGCACCGCGCCCTACCTGGTCTCACGCGCGTCCTACGACTGGGGACGCGAGCACGGCATCATCACCGAGGACGGCGGGCTGGACATGGATGCCTACCGCCGCGCCCGACACAACACCACCGAGGAGAACCCCACCCCATGAAGAAGACCACCACCGCGCTCGCCGTCGCTGCGGCGCTCCTGCTCACCGGCTGCTCCACCGCCGCCGATGTCGGCCGCCGCAACCTGGACACGGCCGCCGAGGAGTTCGAGATCGAGCGGCGGATCACGTTCGTCAACGGCATCAACCACCAGCCGATCCTGGAGGTCGTGGGCCGCTGCTCCTACGAGGTCGAGGAGTTGCAGCACGTCGTGGTCTGCCTGTCCGGTCCGGGCGAGGAGGGGATGCTGAAGCACTCCATGTCCCGCTCGGACAACTCGTTCATGGTCAACGAGCAGTTGGGCTACGCCGACGTGGACACCTACAACTACCGGTACGAGTTCAAGCCCGAGAATCTGATCCCGGACGTCGACTTCCAGACCTCCACCGACATCGAGGGCGACGGCTGATGGCCAAGATGAACGGCTGGCAGCACTTCGAGGCTGCTGAGCATCTGATGGAGCAGGCAACCAAGCCGCGCTCCGGTCTGACCCCCGACGGGATCGACTCGCTGGTCGCCATGGCCCAGGTGCACGCCACCCTGGCCCTGGCTCACGCCGCGCTGACGGAGAGCGGTCGGCAGATCAGCCAGGAGCGTGGTTGGTGATGGGCGTCGTGACCTTGTGGTTGCAGGTGGTCCCCGCAGACCGCACCACCTCCGGTCTGTGGACCAAGCGCCTGAACATGGACTTCGCCCCGCGCGAGGGGGACCGCATCCATATCGTGTGGCAGAGCCCGGAGGGCCCGACCACCCTGCCCGGCGTGGGCGAGGGGGAGTGGGGCTGCCCGCTCGACGTCAAGCGCCCGTACTTCAACGGCGACGGCTCCTACCACCTGGACCTGCGCGGCATCAAGGTCGACCCCAACCACGAGTGGGTGGACCAGAACTTCCAGGCGGGCCATCGGGGCTACCACATGCACCCCTGGTTCACCGACCGCGACGGGGACCTGGAGGCCCTGCTGCGCGCCTCCGGCTGGACCCCCGCCTGATCCCCACATCGCCTGCCTCATGCGGTAGGCTCATCACCACCTGATCATCATCTCGATCCCCGCCAAGGAGTTACTTCTATGAGCACCTACACCTATGTCCCCGACGGTGAGGACGGCCCCGACGTCCCCCAGGTGGGCGACCTCGCCTACCACGTCACCCGCGACCTGGACCCCCGAGAGGTGACCCGCGTCGTGCGGCTCGCCAGCGGGGCCTACATGGTCTGGCTCGACATCATGGGCGAGGAGACCGGCCCCTTCCCGGCCGACCAGTACACCTTCGAGCCGCACCCGGACGGTGAGTGATGGGCAGGCACACCGCCGACGAGTTCCCGCCCTACAGCGCCGGGATCGAGGCGATCATCCGCGCGCGCCTGCGGCAGTTCACCAAGGGCTACACCCCCGAGCACGACCGGCGGCACACCGTCGAGGACCTGCTGGACGCCGCCAAGGCATACCTGGCGTCGGTCACTCCCCACGCCTACGCCTCCGACCCGATGGCCTACTGGCCGTGGCCGAGCGACGGTTTCAACCCCGGCACCCGCGAGGAGGCCCTGGCCAAGGCCGGAGCCATGATCGCCGCCGCCCTGGACCGCATCGCCATCGCCGAAGCCCGCGCCGAGGAGGGCTGAGCCGTGGGCCTGATCCGCCACGAGGACCACGACGCCGTCTTCAACTTCGGCTCCGGCGGGCTGCCCCAGGCCCTGCGCGAGGCGGCCAACGTCATCGAGCGACACCCCAACCGCTACGACACCCGCAAGGTCTCCGTGAGCCCGCTCCCGGAGTCCGGCTTCGAGATCACCCTGCCCCACAAGGAGAACGCATGACCGACCGTCCCGCCGTCGCCCTGCCCCGTCTGGGCCAGCCCGTGCACTACCTGGCCCACGGTTCGGCCGACGGCACCTACCCCAAGGTCTGCCGGGCCGCGATCGTGACCCAGGTGAGCGAGGACGAGCCCCAGGTCTCCCTGGCCGTGCTCAACCCCACCGGGCTCTTCTTCGGCCCGGCCGCCCACGCCGAGGTCGACGACCTGGTGGGTGGCACCTGGCACTACGCCTGCGTGAGCCGGGTCCACGGGCAGGCGAAGGAGGTGGAGCAGGAAGGCCCCGTGCACGCCCTAGTGCACGGGGTGACCGACCCCATCATGTGTGGGCTCGACTTCACCGATGGCAAGGTCCACGCCGCGAGCGCCTTCGCGGGTGACGTCACCTGCCCCGACTGCCGGGCGAGGATCGAGAGCATCGAGCGTGAGGAGCGTGAGGCCGAGGAGTCCCACACCAAGGCGCGCGTGCGCTACGAGGAGGACAAGAGGTACCGCCGCGCCCCCGGCCGCGACCTGGACCCCACCGGCGTCACCACCGCCTGGGAGATCGCCCGGCAGCGCTTCGAGGGGCAGGACGTCGGCGAGGTGATGCTGACCCACGCGGGCCGGGAACTGCGGGTGCTGGTGGGCGTGGAGTACGGCAAGGGCCCGTTCGTGGTCTCGGTCTACGACGTCGGCCCGGAGACCACCGAGGAGTCCACGGTCACCTTCGCCGAGGCCGTCGAGGAGGTGGAGCGTGAGGGCATCACTCGCATCCGCCAGGGTCTGTACCCCCTGGGGACCGTCGCCCGGCTGAAGCGGCTGGGAGATGGCAAGGAGGGCATCGGCGAGCGGTTCGACTCCGGCAACGGGGACGTCTGGGACGTCGCCGGAGGCTTCTGGTACGACCGGGAGATCGACACCGTGCGGGTCATCAGCGCGCCCCAGCCGTGGCACGTCGACGTGCGCCCGGTCGACCTCACCGCCGAGGAGTTCTCCGCCGCCTGGGATGCCTACCGTGATCAGGCCAACGGGTTTGTCTCCGGCCCCGCCCTGGTGGAGGCACTGAAGGCCATCGGCCTGACCACTCCGGGGAGCCGAGGCCGAGTATGAGGATCACCGATTACGGCACCTGGAGGACCGAACTGTGACCATCGAGGACTTCATCAAGGCCCGGCTGCGCGAGGAGGAGGAGGCCGTCCGCTACGCGCTGGAGGAGCACGCCGCTCCCTACACCGAGGAGGAGGGCTTCACCCTCACCTGGGACTGGGCCCTGCACACCAAGCACACCTCCGGCGGACGAGGTACCTCGTTCGTGCGGATGGAGGACTTCGACCCCGAGCGGCTGCTGCTGGACATCACCGCCAAGAAGTTGATGGTCGCCACCCTTCAGACCGAGATCGAGATCGACGGGGTCGACCCGGCCGTCTACGCCTTCCTGCTGCGGCTGATGGCCTCCCCGTGGATGGACCACCCCGACTTCGAGGAGGGCTGGCGGGCATGACCTACGTCTACGCCGGGGAGGGCGTCGGTACCGAGGGCCGGGCGCTGGTCGACCCCATGGAGATCGCCGCACTGGTGGCCAAGGGATACACCGCCAAGGAGGCGGCCGAGGAGACCGGGTTCGCGCTCTACACCGTGCGCGAGGCGGCGCTGGAGATGGGGCTGCGGTTCCGGGACCCCCGCTCACCGACTCTTCAGCAGGAGCGGGAGATCGTGGCCATGCGCAGGTACATGTCCTTGTCGGAGGTGGCGCGGGAGACCGGCTACTCTCGATCGGCCATCCTGAAGATGGAGCGCCGCGCTACCAAGTAACCCTTGAGCCATGATAGGGTGGTCATGTACCAGTGAGAGACCCGCCAAGGAGTAACCGATGGACCTGAACGAGAAGCAGATCGAAGCGCTCACGATCATCGCGATCAGTGGGCGCGACACCAGAGTGCACCACTCCACCGTCCGGGCCCTGATCAAGCGAGGGCTGGTGGAGGGGATCGCCTGGACCCCCGAGACCCCGCTGCACGCCCCCACGCTGAGGGTCACCGAGGCAGGCTGGGCCGCGCTGCCCGAGGACGTGGCCCACCGCACCCGCCAGGTCATCCGCCAGGATCGCCTCCGCGCCGCTCAGGCCGAGGGCCGCTCCCCCGGCGCTCGGGGTGACGGCATCGGAGGGGTGAGGGGATGAGCAACAACAAGACCATCACCGGCGGCATCGGCCTGTGGGACGTCCAGGTCTACGTCCACGAGTACGTCCACGCTCGCCCCGGCCTCGACGAGGAGGTCTTCACCCTGAAGGGTGCGGACGTCGAGAACCGCGACCGTGAGCACGGCCGGATGATCGTCCGGCTCCGGGACGGCTCGGTCGACCAGGAGCACGACATGGCCAGCCTCTTCTGGCTGGAACTGTGCCTGGCCAAGGCCGACTTCGGCCAGTACTCCACCACGATCACCGGCTCCCTGGACGAGGTCCGCGCCTACCGCGACTACGGCCGCATCTCCCGCGAGCGCTGCACCTGGGAGGACTGCTCCGAGAGCCCGGCCCACGACATCATCGACTACCGCCCGCCCGCCCTGGACCTGGGCAAGTTCCGCTACGTCACCCTCCGCCTCCGACCCGCCAAGGAGAACTCCTGATGCGTGAGCCCGCTGTCTACGTCAAGCGCCCGGTCCCGGTGCGCGCCATCCAGTGGACCGGGGACAACGTCCGGGCCGTGAGGGAGTTCGTGGGTGTCGTGGTCGGCCACGACGGCATCCGCACCGAAGGCTTCCTCCCCACCGGGAAGGAGGGCCCGTCCTACCTGAAGTCGGCCTACCTGTGGGTCGCCGCCAACAAGGCCTGGCTGCCGATCGAGATCGGCGAGTGGGTGCTGCGGGACGCCTCCGGCTGCTACCCGTGCAAGCACGAACGGTTCGTCGAGAACTACCACCCCTCCGGCGACGGCATCGTCTACACCGAGCCCGAGATCGGCCGCAAGGTGGTCGACCGCGACGGGGACGTCTGGACCCGAGGCGAGAACGGCTACTGGTGGCTGAGCGAGGACATGGTCGACGACAGCGTGGTCACCTGGCAGACGCTGAGCGAGACCTCCGCCCCGCTGCGGATCATCCCGGAGGGGTCCTGGTGAAGCGCTCCTACACCCCGCCCCGGCAGACCTGGACCCTGTGCTGGCACCACGCCATGGGTTGGGCCGCGCTGGCGATGACGGTGCTCGCGGCCGCGCTGATCCTCGTGACCGTCTGGACCGGGGATGGCCGCTGGGCCGCGACCGGCGCGGTGGTCGTGGTGCTCGCCATCGTCGTGGCCATGACGGGCCTGTGCCAGCACGAGAAGGACGAGAGCGTCCCGATGGTCGAGGTGCCCCTGCCCTGGGCCCGGAAGGTGAGCGACTGATGCACGACCGCCCACGCCTGACCATCACCGCCGAGGAGACCGCCTACTGGCGCTCTACCCCGCACGGGTTCGTCCCGGCCTTCTGGGGGCCGCAGTACTGCCTGCTGTGCTCCGATCCCAAGCGCCGGGTGATCCACCTGGACCGCAAGGCCATGACCCACGGCGACCCGCGCCGGTACGCCGGGTATGAGTCGACCACCGGCAACTGGATGGAGACCTGGTGGAAGGTCGAGGCCTGGAACGACGACGGGCGCTCCTGCTCCTACGGCCGTCCGGGGCTGGAGAGCCGCGAGCAGGCCGAGGAGTACGCCCGATCCCTCGCCGAGCACGGCGACACGCGCGGCGAGCGCTATGACCACTACGCTGCCGTCGAGTACCGTCACTACTCGGTGTGCACCACGCTGGTGCACCCCATCACCCCCGCCAAGGAGTCTGAATGACCGACACCCAGCCCGAGAGCATCCCCGAGCAGTTCGACGTCACCTACGACGACCTGAAGCCGCTGGAAGAACTGCGGCGGATGGGCTCCTACAGCGTCCCGATCGCCAGCGTGCTGGACCGGATGATCGAGCGGGCCCGACGCAAGCACCCGCTGGCCGCCCGCGAGGGCTGGGTCCTGGTCGAGAACAACCGGGCCTACTACCAGCAGGGCACCGCGCTCTTCCGGAAGCAGGAGGCGGGCATCATGCGCGAGGCCAACCTCTACGACTTCCCGGTCGACCAGGTGGTCGCCCTAGAGCCCGTCAAGCCCGAGGAGGTCTGAGATGTCGATGCTTGACGAGGTGTGGGAAGAGGTCCTGGAGGGCATGGACGAGCGGATCACCGTCGACTGGTACGACCGCACGATCGTCTGGAACACCGAGCACTTCTACGTCAAGGTCGACGTGCCCGAGAATGTCGGCGTGCGAGACCGCATCGAGGTGCACCGCGTGTTGACCGAGGGCGACGCCGCCCGGCTGAACCGGAACCGCCCCGAGGACTCCGTCTCGCGCTACCAGCCCTTCGAGACCTACCACGGCTTCGACACGGTCGAGGAGGCCCGCGCTGCCGGTGAGGTGGCCCTGGTCGACCTGGACGGCGAGCGCGTGGGCTACGAGGAGTCCTGGCCCCGCGTGCTGGTGCAGCGCGTACAGGGCAAGTGGGTCCCGATCCAGGACGCCGAGTACTGGGCGCTCCGGGACGCCTACGAGGGGCGCGCGAGCGCCGGAGAGGAGGCCTGAGATGGTGGACATCCTCACCGTTCCCATGGAGGACAACGACGCCGACGCCAGCACCGTGGGCGAGTACCTGAGCAGGTTGCTCTCCGAACTCTGGCGCTACGACGAGGGCTTCAGCGGCAAGCGCCCCTTCGGCAACAGCGGCTGGAAGTACGACGTCTACCTCGCCCTCGTGCAGGCCTCCCTCGTGACGGGGGTCATCGAGGACGGCTACCTGGAGAGCGTCGACTCGGACGCGGCCGACAACCTCATCCAGGAGGCGATCGCCCGGATGGGCAAGCCCAAGGGGGTGTCCTGATGGCCCAGCGCTACCAGAGCGAGAGGGCTCGCGCTCGCATGACCCAGGGGTTCTGCCCCGAGTGCGGCCAGCGGCCCGAGGCGCACGACGGCTGGGGTGGCCCGCTGGGGTGCACGCTGACCGACCACGGCGTGGCCGAGCGCATCCACCAGTACCGTCAGGATGTGGACCCTGCCAGCCTCACCGTCGGCGAGCGCGCCGGGCTGACCTCTCTGGTGGGTCGAGGCCCTGGGGCGGTCATCCACACCAAGGTCGCGAACTCCCTGGTGGCCAAGGGCCTGGCCACCCGCAACCTGCACTACGACCTGGAGATCACCGAGGACGGCCGCACTGTCCACCGAGCCGCGAGGGAGGGCTGACATGACCGAGGAGCGCCGCCCCGTCTACCTGCACGGCTCGGCCCTGGTCGGGTCGGAGACCGTGGTGAACTGGGACGCCGTCACCGCCCACGACCCGCTGACCCAGGGCGAGCAGTGCTGGGAGGTGCACGCCACCCAGTGGCTGCCCGAGGAGACCAGGATCATCACGGTGGTGTTCGTCGAGCCCGGCACCCCTACCGTGACGATCACCGCCAAGATCATGACCGCGATCGCCGAGGCGCTGACCCCATGAGCCGCACCCTGCGCCGGGGCTTCGACAAGATCACCCGCACCTGGACCGACCGCAAGCGCTCCCGGCACGACTGGTCCTGCAAGAACCCCGCCTGCTGCGGCGGCAAGATGAAGACCCTGGAGCGCCGCCGCGAGCGCGCTCGCCACCGCCAGCGCCTGCTGCGCGACCCCGAGACCGCCCCCACCCGACCGACCAAGGGAGACCGATGAGCATCGAGGAGATCAGGGCCCGCTGGGACCTGCCCGAGGGGACCGTGGCCAACTTCGAGGCCTTCGACCGGGTCAAGCACCACGCGCCCGACGACATCGCCTTCCTGCTGGCCGAGGTCGAGCGGCTGACCGAGGGGGCCGAGGAGTACGACGCCATCCTGACCAGGCAGGCCGACCTGCTCACCCGCGCCGCCAACGTCCTGAACGGCCCGCCGCCGGAGTTGGTGTGGTGGTCCCATCACGACATCCCCGAACTGGCCGCCGAGATGGTCGAGCGAGCCGAGACTGCCGAGGCCGCCCTGGACATCCACGTCGGGCTGCACGAGGCGACGCGGGCCACGTTGGCCCACATCGCTGACCGGGTGGACGATCACGTCTACACCGAACTGGCTGCCCACCTCGACGACGGAGCGATCGACCGGTTCGGGAAGACGTACCGTTCCCGCCTGGCCGAGGTTGAGGCCGAGCGCGACAGCCTGAAGGCCCAGGTTGAGCACCTGGTCGGCATCCCCGGCCGCTGGCTGCTCTTCGGCACCTGGCTGGTCGAGGAGGTCGGCCAGTGCACCTGCGAGGCCACCAGCCAGGAGCCCCACGGCCCCGAGTGCGGGGTCGAGCCGATCGTCGACCTGGCCACGCTGCGCGGCTGGGAGGACCTGCGCAAGGCCGCGATCGCCTACCGCCGCCCCGACGGTGGCGGCACCAAGGCCGAGGTCTGGGTGGTCCAGCACGAGGAGAAGGGCTGGACCTCGCTGGTCCTGCTGGCTGCCACCCGCGAGGCAGCGATGTTCCACCTGGCCATCTACTGCGGGGTCACCGTGCCGTCGGTCCAGTGGGAGCAGCGGCACTCGATCTTCGACCCCCAGGAGTACTGGGTGGCCAAGGTCGGCGAGGACGAGTACCACATCCAGGCGATGGAGATCGAGGCATGAGCGTCTTCAAGGCTGAGGGCCACGACGAGTTCGAGTACCACGTCGTCCCGGCGGACGGCGTGGTGGTCATCCCCCGAGACGACGCGCCCGACATCATGGTGGTCGGGCCGGACCTGGCGAGCCGGATGGAGGCGGGCGACCAGGAAGCGCTTCACACCGTCTACGACGCCACGCTGAAGGCGTGGGAGCGCGCGGCCGCACTGAAGAAGGCTCTGGAGTCCCAGGCATGACCGAGATCACGCACACCGTGGTGGTCACCACCAGCGAGGCGGCCCTGGCGTCGCTGCGCGGCGATCTCATCGGACCGCTGGAGTCCGAGGTCCTGTGGGACGCCCACGAGTGGCACGTCGAGTGCTCCAACCCGGCCGCCTGCGACGGCTGGGAGGAGTGCCTGGAGCCTCACGAGGTCGACGGCGTCTCCGCCGCCGACGGGCCCTACGAGACCGTCTGCGGGATGAACCCCTGCCGCATCCCGTGGTGCGGGCAGGACGAGTACTTCTTCCACGGCGCGCTGCACACCTGGCAGTCCGGGAACTCCTGCTGGTCCCTCCCGGTCAAGGGCTGCCCCGTCGCGCGCTTCGCCGAGGAGGTCGACGACGTCCCCCTGGACCGCCCCGGCCGCTGGGTGGTCGACGTCGACTGGGGCGACTGGGGCCCGATCATCACCCTTGCCTACCCCGTGGAGGACCCGCGTCATGGATGAAGAGACCATCGAGATGATCGGCCGGGTGATCCAGAACGTCTACGGCGACGCCACCCAGACCGTCCTGGACCGGCAGTGCGCCAAGGCCATCGTCACCTCCATGCGCGAGGCCGGGTGGATGCCGCATAACGAGGTGGCCAGCATCCTGCTGGCGGCCGGGGGCAAGGTGGAGATCGGCCGCCTGAGCGACGTCGTGCTGCCCGGAGACAAGGTGGAGGTGCGGTCCTGGTACAACCTCGACCGGCTCTCCACCACCATCGAGGCGCGCCGCCTGTGATCACCTCTGTGTGATAGCGTTCTGCCATCACCAACCCGCCAAGGAGACCCATGCCACAGACTCATGCCCTCCCCCGCCTGACCGAGCGGCAGGAGGCCCGGCTGCGCGAGATCGTCGCCGAGGTCCGGGACCGCTGGGGCGTGCACCTCAACATGCACCGCTTCGACCTGACCTTCCGCGAGGAGACCCGCCCCGGCCGGGGGCACGACCTGTCCTGGGTCGCGTTCGAGGAGGACCAGTTCTTCCAGGGCACCCTGGACGTCTACGGCCACGGCACCTACGGGGTGACTGAGCCGGTGGACTGGGCCTGCACCGGCAACGAGTTCTGCGAGTGCGAGCACTGCAAGCGAGAGCGCGACGAGGAGGACGTGTGAAGATGGCACCCACCCCACCGCTGCGCGCCGAGTTCCCCGAGTTCACCGTGCGCCGGGTCAAGGTCCCGAGCAAGGACCCCTGGTACGAGGTGCACGTCGCCAAGAGCCTGGCCTACCTCTTCAGTCCCGGTTCGGGCGTGCCCAGCGACCAGCCCGGCTGGCTCGGGGACATCAAGTTCACCGACTACGACGAGGCCGTCGCCTTCGGCTGGCAGATGGCCCCGCTGATCCGTCAGGCCCAGCAGGCGCACTCCGAGAAGGCCCGCCGAGTCCGGGAGGTCACCGACCTGATCTACCGCGAGTACGGGAACCAGCGTGTCTGACGAACTCATCGACGCCGCTGGCCACCTGAGTCGCTGGATGGAGCCCCCGATCCCGATGGAGATGCCCCGGTACTTCTGCCGCACGCACGGCGAGCCGCTGGTTCCCGACATGCTCCGGCACGGCTGGTCCTGCCCCGAGGTGAAGGTCTGCGGCACCTGGGTGGGCAAGGAGTGGGAGTACCGTCGGGCCACGCCGGAGATGCTGAACCTCAACAAGATCGTCGTCGGCCAGAAGACCTGGGACCAGATGATGGCCGCCCTGGAGCGGCCGCCCAAGCCCAACGAGAAGATGCGCGCGATGGTGCTGAGGGCCCGCGCGCGAGAAGGGACCGGACGATGAACGAGACCGAGGACGCCGCCCGCGCTGATGCTGCGCTAGCCCGTCGGATCGCCGTGCTGCGTGCGGCCGCTGGCCTGTCCCAGGAGGAGGTGGCACGCGGGCTGACCGAGCGGGGCGTGCAGGCATACGGCTCAACGGTTGCCCGTCTGGAGCGCGGCGAGCGCCACCTGAAGTTCGAGGAAGCCTTCCACCTGGCCGCCGTGCTGGGGGTATCCGTGCTGGACCTGGCTCCGCCCAACCCCCAGATCGAGGCCTCGTGCCCGTTCTGCGACATCGTCACCGGCCAGTCCGAGACCGAGGTGCTGTCCTTCGACCAGGCCGCCGACACCCTGATGTTCCGACCCCTGAACCCCGTGGTCCCTGGGCACCTGCTGGTCATCCCCCGCACGCACGTCACCGACTTCGCCGACGACCCGCGCGTCACCGAGAAGGTCATGGGGTCGGCCGCAAGGTACGCCCGCGAGATCGGTGGGGACTTCAACCTCATCACCTCCAAGGGTGAGGCCGCGACCCAGTCCGTCTTCCATCTCCACGTCCACCTGGTCCCCCGCCACGAGCGTGACGGGCTGCCGCTGCCCTGGACCGGCCAGGAGAAGCGCGAGCGGCTGCGAGCCATGGTCGACAACCCGCCCTTCCCCTCCGGCCTGGTCCGGCTGCCTCCGATGACCCAGGAGGAGATCGAGGCCATCCCGTTCTTCGAGGCGGTCGAGGTGACCGAGGAGCAGCGCGCGCTCTTCGAGGTGGTCGAGCAGCACCTGCGCACTACCGCCCTCCGGTACGTCAACCCCGACGGCTCACCCTGGCGTCGCCCGGCGAACTCGCTCAACATGACCACCCTGGGGAGGACGCTGCGGCCGGTGTCCCTCGACGCCTCCGCCTTCACCATCGACCGCAAGGACATCGAGGGGTGGCAGCCCTCGACCCTCGACCGGGTGCGCCACATCCTGCGCGAGCAGGAGAACACCGCGCTCCTGGAGGAGTGGTACGGGGTCAAGCGCTGCACCGCCCGGACCGAGACCGAGGACGGCCTGCTCCACTGGTGCGTCCGCGCCGACCACCCCTCCAAGCACCACCTGTCCACCAGCGGCTACGAGTGGGAGGCTGAGGCGTGATCTGGTTCCTGCTGGGCATCATCGTCGGCTCGCTGGCCGCCCTGGGCATCCGCCGGTTCCGCAAGGGCCCGGCCGACCAGGTGGCCTTCGACGCCGCCGCGCTGGGTATCTCGTCGGCCTGCCTGGTCTGGCTCATCGCCTACGCGGCGCTGATCTCGTGACCGCGCTGGTGATCTGCGGCGCGCTGGTCTTCGTGGGGATGGCGTGCATCCTGCTGGGGGTGGCCCTGCTGGATACCAGCGACTGGGCCGCGCCGTTGTTCTTCGGCGGGAGCATCCTCGCCGTGCTGTCCATGGCCGGTGCCCTGCTGGCACTCGGTTTCGTCCTGAATGAGAGGTTCTGATGAAGGAGTCCCTGCGCTGCACCCCGGCGCTGACCAACGGCGCTGACTCGCCGCTGCACGAGATCGTCGAGGCGATCCGCACGATCGCCGAGACGGCCGCCGATTCCGGCCGCACCCTGGACTGGACCGGCATCACCATCGAGCGGCACGAGGGCCAGTTCGGTGAGGGTGTCGACGTCATCGTCCCGGTGGTCAAGGAGGAGCCCCGGTGACGCCGTGGTGGTGGTCCTGGCTGCTGATGAGCGTCGGCATCGCCGGGCTGTGGATGGCCGGGCGGAAGAACGCCTGGGGCTGGGTCCTGGGCATCGCCGCCCAGGTGCTGTGGTTCGCCTACGCGGTGAGCACCCAGCAGTGGGGCTTCCTGGTCTCCTGCTTCGCCTACGGCTGGGTCTACGTCACCAACGCCCGCCGCTGGTTCGCCGAGGACAAGGCCCGAGCCGAGGAGGTGGCTGCGTGACCGGCGCGATGGACATCGGCACCCCTCGTCTGCCCGCCCGCCCGGACCCGGCCCACGAGCGCGGGATCAGGGGTGACTTCACCGCCCGCTACATCGCCGAGTTCCAGCGCGGGCTGAAGTTCAGCCTCGGTGGCCTGACCCGGTTCACCCTCAACGAGCCGGAGATGACCAAGCAGGAGCGCAAGGCCGCGACCGGGATCATCGAGCGGTTCGCCGCCGGAGGGGTCAAGGTGACCTACCGGGGGTGGCGGCCGTGAGCACCACCGTGACCGAGGTGCGCTGCACCAAGCGCGATTCCTCGGTGTGGACCCTGTGCAAGTGCCCGCCCTGCCTGGAGGGGCGCTACCGGCTGGACAAGCAGCGCAAGGCCGGGCTGCTGACCAGGTTCACCCCCGAGGAGGCCTGGCGGGTGCTGGAGCACCTGATCGACGAGCGCGGCTGGGACTACCGGGCCATCGCCTCGGCCACCGGGGTGAGCCGCCACAGCATCCGCCGGGCGCTGCTGCGCCGCCGCGAGGGGCACCTGCTGAGGTTCGGGATCAAGGCCTGCGCCGGGATCGTCAACCACGGCGACCCGACCGAGGGGCACATCAGCGTGGTCCCGCTGGTGCGCCGGACCCAGGGGCTGGCCCGGATGGGCTGGCGGGTCCAGGACCTGGCCGAGATCACCGGCGTGCCGCGTGGGGTCTTCACCCACTCGGTCACCGGCCGCCGCACCGTGACCGACTGGGCCAACCACAAGGCGCTCGCCGACGCCTACCGCGACCTGGCCATGCGGCCCGGCCCCTCGCAGCGCACGGCCACGATCGCCCGCACCAAGGGCTGGCCCTCCCCGGCCGACTGGGAGCAGGACATCGACCTGCTCTCCTCGGTCCCGGAGCCGGAGGCGTACATCCGACCGCGCGATCTCGCCAAGAGGGCCATATCACCCATGTGATATAATCGTCTCGTGGCTCTCGATCGGGGCCACGAGACGATCCCGCCAAGGAGATACAAGCATGTCGAAGACGACGCCCGCCAAGGACTACAGCACCGCCCGCTACTGGGTGATCAGCGACGTGGCCTACGGCAAGGGCTTCACCGCCGAGGAGGCCCGCCTCAACTACCGGGCCACCCTGCGCCGGGACTTCTCCCACCTGACCGAGGAGGAGATCGAGGAGTTCACCCCCGACGTCGCCTGGCACGCGCCCGAGGAGGCCACCGGCTTCTTCTCCGGGTACTTCATGGACGGCGGCCCCAAGATCATGTGGACCAAGGACAACGGCGAGACCAACGTGCGCCGTGCCGAGGCCGCCGACCTCATCGAGATGGAGGCCTGATGACCAGCACTCAGAAGCCCGAGGTGGTCGTGCGCAAGGAGTCGCCACTCCCGCTCTACGTCGACACCTGCTATGCGGTGGAGGTCGACGGCGAGGTGGTCGGGCACGTCGCCTCGATCCGGCTCGCTTCCGGCACCAAGTGGCAGTGGAACCTGCTGGGCAAGACCGTGCAGCCCGGCGGCGCGCGCCGCAAGGACGCGGTGGCTGCCCTGCTCCACGCGCTGAACGAGGAGGGCTGAGATGCCGGGCACCTCACCCCTGGTCGAACTGCGCGCGACCTACTCCCAGACCGGCGGCCGCACCGAGCAGGACATCGCCGACAGCGTGCGCGAGGCGCTGGGCGACCTGCTCCAGGACATCCGCTACGGGTCCAAGCGGCTGGCCAACAAGGTCACCTACACCTCGGTGACCGTCTGGGTGGTCCCGACCCAACCGTTCGGGCTGAAGGAGATCGAGGCGCTGGCCGACAAGATGGTCGCGCTCGGCGCGCTGAGCCAGAAGGTCCGGATGACCCTGACCCGGATGCGATCGTGGGAGGAGACCGATGGCTGAGCGCGTCATCACGATCTCCGGAGTCTCCTGGGAGTCGGCCATCTCCGGCTCCCAGGTGTCCCAGGAGGAGAACTGGCCCAAGCCCACCGTGCTCCGGCGCGGCCGGGGCTGGCAGTACCGGCTCCCCTGGAGCATGGACCTGGCCGAGAAGGTCGCCTCCCACCTGGAGACCCTGGGCTCGACCTTCGTCACCCTCGACGACCCGGACGACCGGGCTGAGGGGCGAGCACTGCTGAGGGACGCAGCCCGCATCCGGACCCAGATGGAGGAGGGCCAGTGATCACCTTCAGCCGCCCCCGCTACCCGGCTGTCGGCGCTGACCCGGCCATCGTCAACATCCGCACCGCCTACCGCGACCGCAAGGGGGTCGCCAGGGTCTTCGCCCTGGCCGGAGGTCGGCCGGGGCGGATCACCCGCTACGAGGCCGTGCTGCCCAGCGGCGAACTGATCCGCGCGCCCCGCCTGGAGGACATCCGGGCCGCGCTCAACGAGAGGAACATCCCATGAGCGAGACCCGCAGGATGATCACGAGCGGAGTGGGGCTGGGCAAGACCCGGCTGAACTTCCCCTCCTGGACCGAGGTGCTGTCCGTCAGCAAGCGGGTGTCCGACGGCACGACCCCGCCCGGTCCTGGGGTGACCCTGTGGCTGCTGCGCTACTTCAGCGAGGGCCCGATCGTCGACCGCCCGGTGCGCCTGGACATCACCGTGGTCCGCACCGGTGAGACGGTGCCCTGGGAGGCCGGGGAGTACCTGGGCTCCGTGGTCGACGGCGATCCGCTGGACGCGCTGCACGTCTGGGTGAAGCGCGAGACTCGCTGAGAGACCGCCCCGTCCCTGTCCGTCGCTATCGGGCAGGGGCGGGGCTCATTACCAACAAACCCTAGAGTCGTGATACCATGGTCGAAGACGGGCCAGAGCGGCCCGGCCCCACCCGCCAAGGAGGACCAGATGATCGAGTTCCCCGACTGCCACCCGACCAACCCGGAGTGCGAGTACTCCGAGGAGCACGTCTCCAACGACCCGGCCAGCCGGACCCGCACGATCTGCCTGACCCACCACGACCAGATCGAGGCGGCCAAGGCCGAGCAGGCCGAGCGCGAGCGGGCCATGCGCCCCCACCTCGACGAGTCGATCTGGGGTCCGGTCGCCCCCAACCCGGCCAACTACGACGAGAGCCCGTTCTGATGACCGAGAAGCCCATGACCAAGGGCGAGGTGCGCGTCTACCTGCGCCGGGTCCGCGAGGCCGTTCGCGACGCCGAGGCCGCGCTGAAGGACGGCTCGGCCGAGGACCTGCTGATCGCCGCTCTGGAGATCGGCGGCTGCGGCGGGGAGATCGAGTCCGCGCTGACCGCCAACTTCGAGGAGCCCCGAGGGGTGCGTGGCCTGCGATGACCGAGACCCTGACCACCAAGGCCCGCTCCGGGGCCCGTGCCGTGCTCGACGTCCCGGCCGAGTTCCGGCACCTGCCCCGCGAGCGCTTCACCTTCCTCACCGACGGGCTGCTGACCAAGGCCGCCGCCGAGCGCAACGTGCGCGTCGAGCGCACCTGGCTGCGCCAGCACGGCATGGCCTGCCTGGTCCGGGTCTTCTCCGGCCAGCGCAACGGCGACGGGCGGAACGTCTACGCCGCCGTCTACGTCCACCCCATGAACGACACCTGCAACCCCACCCCCGCCAAGGAGAACTGACATGAGCACTGCCCGCACCCGCGACCTGGCCAAGGTCCGCCCCAGCGCGATCGTCCCCGGCGACCGCCTGAGCCTGGACACGCTCGACGAGGACCTGAAGGTGGTGAGCGAGGAGGTCACCGTGGTCGAGGTCAAGACCAACGACCGCAACCACGCCCGCCTCTTCGTCTTCGACGACGGCACCACCAGCCGCTGGCTCCAGCCGACCCAGTGGGTCTACCGCGTGCTGCGGGACGTGAGCCTGACCCGGATCAACGACCCGCAGGCCCTGGCCGACTTCGCGATCGAGCACGGCCTGCGCTCCGACTGGCACGAGCCGGACGAGCGGGAGATCAGCGCCCGCGTCGTCGGCGACCACCTGGACAACGCCATGGGCCCGACGGTCGACCGCAACTGCGGCGAACTGAACGTCGTGCTGACCAAGGACGGCGAGGACGTCGCTGTGGTCAACCTGGCCACCCTGCTGGCCTGGGGCGCTGCGCACGGGCGAGCCCTCTGATGGCCAAGGAGACCGTCGACCGCCAGGAGGGCTTCATGAGCGGTGCCCAGATGATCGGCGCGCTGATGTCCCAGTCAGCCCGCGACCTGGCCTACACCACGAACAACCTCATCGACTCCGGCAACGCGGCCGCGCTGAAGAACGCCGAGCGCGGGCTGCGGCTGGTCGAGGTGATCGACAAGGTCTCCGGCGGCCGCCTCACCTGGGAGGAGCACCAGATCGTCGAGCACAACCGCGCGATGCTGCTCCAGTCGCTGGACCACCACGCCTCGATGCTGGCCAAGTCCGAGTCGGCCGAGTACCGCGAGCAGGCGCGCAAGGCCCAGGAGAACGCGACCCGATGGTGAGGCCCACCACGCTGCGCCGATTCACCAAGGCCGGGGAGATGGCGACCTTCACCGAGGAGGGGCTGGTCTCGGCCGCCCGCGACGAGGCCTGGGTCACCCGCTCCCGCGCGCTGCTCAACCTGGACAAGGAGGCCGACTGGGCTCGGCGATTCCGGGTCCGCTGCGAGCCCACCCTGCTGGAGGGCTCAACCACCACCGGCCGCCCGGCCTACCTGCTGGGCTACCGTCACGACGGCACCTGCTGCCACCGCACCCCCTGAAGGAGCACCACCATGCACTACCCCGAGAGCGAGAAGTGGGGCGAGGTCAAGCCCGAGGCCGACACCCTCACCGAGTTCCTGGACTGGCTGAGCGGCAAGGGCATCATGCTGGGCAAGCATGTCCTGCCCGAGGGCTACCGCAACCAGGTCTTCGCCCCGCTGGCCACCAACGTCCAGGACCTGATCTACGAGTACTTCGAGGTCGACTACAACCTCCTGGAGACCGAGCGCCGCCAGATGCTGGAGGCCTTCCGCGCAAGCGCCTCGACGGCCGTCCTGGAGGGCACCGAGAACACCGTGTCCCTGGACGGGCCGGTGGAGGTGCTGGAGGCCGACAACGACGGCAAGGTGCTCGGCTGATGGCGGCCGTCCACCTCCAGCGCGTGCTGAAGCGCGCGACCCGGCTGGACGAGGAGACCTGGGCTCACGTCCTGCGGGTCTTCGAGCGCCAGGGCGACCTGCGTGAGCAGTTGCGCCTGGCCCACGTCGCCACCGCCGGGGAGGGCAACGAGGTCTGGAACTCCTGGTACGAGACCGTCTTCCTGCCGCTGCTGGACAAGTCCGGCGCGCCCGAGTACGCCGAGCGCATCCTGAACCCGGTGATCGCCGGGGAGTACGCCCGCGAGGTGATCTCCGAGCACCTGTACGACCGACTCACCGCCTGGTGGCACCTCACCGTGGGCGCGCGGTGACCCCGACGCTCGCCGCCATCGGGGCCGGGATTCTGCTGCTGCTGATCCTGGGCATCCTGGCCGCCGCCCGGCAGCCGCCGGGGGACGTCAACGGGCACTACTTCCAGACCTCCCGCACGAGCCTCACCCCGAACGACCCGACCTGCATCTACTGCCACCGGCCCGCCAGTCAGGTGGCCCCGACACGCTGCACCGGCAGGTAGCCACGCTCCAGGGTTATCTGGTAACGTATCCCTTGGAGCGAGCGAGAAGAGCCCGTCCGCACCACGGTAAAAACACGCACCGGGTCCGTTGAGGCGCGGTAATACACAAGCGTGCTACCTCACCCGACATACTGGGCAGAGACCGGGGGTAAGAGGTCCCGGCACCTGTGGGAGGGCTCTTCTCGCCGCTCCACAGTTACATCTATCCCGTCCGCCAAGGAGGACCATGAGCACCGACATCCGCGCGCGCGCCGAGGAGGCCGCGATCGCCCAGTACAACGAGGGCAAGGCCGAGGAGTCCTGGCGCTTCCCGATCGAGACCGAGGAGGCCGTGCACGCCGCCCTGGACGTGGTCCTGGGCGAGCGCGACGCCCCGATCACCGAGCCGCCCACCCGCAACTCGGTGGTCCTGCTGAAGGACGGCTCGGTGGCCCGGCGCAACACCGACCACCCCACGGGCAACCCCCGGACCTTCGCGGCCCCCTGGACCCACTACCCCAACCGCGAGTTGCCCCCGTCCTACGCCAACGGGGCGACCGACCCCGGATTCTGTGTGAACTGGGGCTGGCTGCGCACCCACCCCGGCGGCATCGACCGGGTGCTCTACGTGGCCCCCGGCCCCGAGGCCAAGAAGGAGCAGCAGTGAGCACGATGATGCAGGAGCGGGTCGAGGTGGTCACCACCGACGATCCGGGCAACGCCACCCACATCGTCCGCATCCCGCCCCACCTGGAGGGCAAGACCACGCCCCAGGCCTACGTCATGGAGGCGCGGGTCATGGGCACCGAGGTCGAGGCGCTGTGCGGCCACCGCTGGGTCCCCCAGCGCGACCCCAAGCAGTACCCGATCTGCCAGCGCTGCCTGGACATCTACCACCTGCCCGGCGAGCACCGGGACGAGCGCGACGAACTGCCGGAGGCATGATGAGCGAGCAGGACACCCGCCGGGCCGAGCGGGAGCAGAACGAGGCCGCCGACCAGGCGCGAGATGCCCCGGCCCCGGTCGAGTGCCGCACCTACTGGCTGGTGTGCGACGACTGCGGCACGGTCACCACGCTGCACCGTCACGAGGAGTACCTGGCCGAGTTCGGCAGCGTGCCCAAGCCCGCCGAGTGGGAGGAGTTCCCGACCTGCCTGGTGTGCGGGGCCGGGCTGAGCAGCCACTGGAACTCTGACCCGCACTGCGAGCCCGCCGGGGAGGTCTCCCGTGGCTGAGGACGACGCCCTGCGCGAGGCGGCCATGAGCGGGTGCGCCGTCTACCCCGACAGCATCAACGGGAAGCCGTGGTGCGAGACGCACGACGCCTACCTCGACCGTGAGGGAGTGTGCCCCGTCGTAGCCCCGGTGCTTGCTGCGCTGACCCCCGTCGTCGCAGAGCGCGAGCGACTGGCCTTGCGCGAGGCTGGCACCAAGGTGCGCCAGGTAGTCGACACCATCTGGCACGAGAAGCCCGGCACCCAGACCTTTGCCCGCAACGTCGTCGCCTCGATCGCTGACGCGCTCGACGCGGCAGCCCAGGGTGACCCGGTGCACGAGTGCCGCTACGGCGACACCAACGGCGACGGGGGCTGTCCCCACGGCTTCACCGAGTTCGAGGTGATTGAGCGTGACTGAGTTCGTCGCGATCGCCGTCGGGAACATCACCTGCCCCCGCTGCGGGGCCACCCCAGGCCAGGTCTGCGTGACCCGATCCAGCAACCGCGCCACCCAGGCCCACTCCGCCCGCATCCGCCCCATCGTGGACATGTGGCGCAAGGGCTACGGGGAGGGCATCCGGGACGCGCTGGAAGAGGTCAAGCGAGCCGGGGTGCTGGACAAGATGCCGTACTGGCTGCGCAAGAGAGGAGGGGCAGAGTGACTGACAGCACCGCCCTGATCCAGGACGACCTCCGCGCCATCCTGGAGGCCCTGGGGCTGGGCACCCACGCCCGGCCCTACTCCCCGCACGAGGTCGTGCACCGCGACATCCTGCCCGCGATCCAACGCCTGCGATGGCCCATGACCTCCTTCCCCACCGACGCCGAGCGCGAGGCGGCGAGGCGGGCGCTTGTTCTGAGCGGCGCGCACCCAGGTGACTACCTCGACGTGTTGCGCGCCCTGGCCCCGTTCGTGGCGGCCCGAGAGGAGCAGGCGGAGCACCACGGCTACGTGCGCGCTCTGCACGACCAGGACGTCGACATCGAAGCCGCTGCCGCCCGCGCCGCCCTGGCACTGGACCGGGTCGTGGCCGAGAACGAGGCGCTCCGTGGCCGTGTGGCCATCGTCGAGGACGAGCGCGATGAGTGGATGGGGAAGTGGGCCGCCGAGAAGGACGCCGTGGCCCGCGTCGAGGCTCTGATCGAGGGCCGCCCGCGCCTGTACGGCACCTCCGAGATTCGCGCAGCGTTGGACGGTGAGCCTGATGCCCGCTGACCCGCACTGGCCACCATTCCCACCCGACCTTGTCAACGCGACCATCCCCGCGAGCGAGGTCTTGACCAACCCCACGACCGTCGGATCGTTCGCCGCCGAGATCAGGGACATCGCTCCACAACATCGCCAAGGAGCAGCAGTGACCAACTACTACGCCGAGTTCACCGTGGTGCAGCGCCACATCATGCAGTTCGAGGCAGGCTCGGACGATGAGGCCGAGGCCATCGTCCGCGAGGGCCGCCCGGACGACGTCCCGATCCAGATTCTGGACAGCGACCGCCCCGTGGTGCTCATCGAGGCCTTCAGCGAGAACGAGGACGGCCCCTCCTGGTACGCCGGTGACCCCTTCGCCGGTGACCGCACCAAGTGGGCCGAGACGATCGCCAAGGCGCTGCCCCGCAGGGTGGCCAAGGACGACGGCGTCGAGGAGAACGATCGCCATGGCCACTGAGCACGAGCCCATGCCCGAGGGTCCGGCCATCCTGTGGATGAACCACTACGGCTCGCCCCACGGCCAGATGGCCGAGCACTTCCTGGAGGCGGTCGAGATCGGCCACAGCGCCGAGGAGCGCGGCGAGTCGGCCGTCGAGATGATCGAGTGCGCCGGGCAGGGGTACGCCTGGCACCACCCACTGGTCAAGCGGGTCCGCGACGACGTCGAGCGCACGCTGGCCGCCGCGCTCGCCGAGATGGAGGCCAGGACCCGGAAGATGCCTTACTGGCGGATCGAGGTGAACTACGCCTCCCGCTGGCGCATCGTCGCTGACGGCATCACCGATCACGAGGCGGCCGCCGAGGAGTTGCAGATGGCCATCCAGGCGGTGGGCATCGAACGCGCCCGCGCGATCCGATACATGAGGTGAGGCACGGATATGGACAGAGCCCACCTCCACCAGGGAGGATGACCCCCATGACAACCTGCAACGAGGAGCACCCCTGATGGCCTTCGAGGCACGCTACGAGGGCACCTGCCCGGCCGGGGACGACATCGAGCCCGGCGACAACGTCCGGTACGACCTCGACGACCTGCTCTGGCACGTCACCTGCTTCCAGACCGACCAGGCCTCCCGCCGCCAGGACGCCGAGCGGCCGAGCACCGTGTGCACCACCTGCTGGCTGGTCGAGCCGTGCGAGCACTCCGAGCGCGGCGTGGTGGTGCGGGTATGAAGTACCTGTGCAGCCACTGCGGCAGGTTCGTCCCGGCCCGGCTGGTCATCCGGTCGGCCGCCGGGCTGCGGGTCGGCCCGCACCGGGACTGCGTCGGCTACCACGCGGTCCGCTCGATCGGCAAGCCCAGGACCATCCCGCCCCGCGACCTGGAGAAGGGCTACCTGGGGCGGCTGATGTACGACCGGAGCGAGGGCAGCGTCGAGAAGATCGTGGCCCGGCTGGAGGAGAAGGCACGAGACCTGGCTGACCAGTGAGAGCCCTCTGCCACTACTGCGGCGTCCGCCCTGGGAACACGCGGGACCACATCGTCCCCAAGTCCTGGGGCGGGCGCGGGCAGGCCAACCTCATCGGGTCTTGCGGGCCCTGCAACAACACCAAGGGCAGCGCTGCCCCGACCTGCCTCTGCCCCATCTGCACCAAGGCGGTGCTCCGGTGGCTCGGGCAGGCTCACCCCCGGCTGGCGGAGATCGAGCCCGGCTCTCCCCGCTACCTCTCCCTCCTGCGGCAGATCGTCGCGCTGGAGGTCAACTACCTGGCACTGCTCGGTCCCGCCGAGCCCGCCTACCGGCCGGTACCCTCTTCCCTGGCACCGGTCCCCGTCTGAGCCCCAGGAGGCACCCATGAGCACCACCGAGTTCGACAGAACCACCCGCGTCTACGCCTGGTACGTCTCCTCCGAGGGCGAGGAGACCCACATCACCCGCCGGGGCGAGGACGGCAAGTGGTACCTGATGGGCGTCGACCGCGAGTCCGAGGCCCAGTTCGTCTCGCTGGAGACGGCCGCCGACATCTTCGCGCTGGCGATCCAGGAGCAGCGTCCGCACGGCACCGTCGAGCACGTCCCTGGCCGCGAGCGCTGGCTGGAGGCCGTGGCCAAGGCCACCGGCGAGGAGCCCTCCGAGGAGGAGGAGTGACCGGCGTGTCGCGGCTCTAGGGTTACCTGTGAGCCGTGGTAGTGTCGGAGCATCCCAACTCACCCCGCCAAGGAGGCACCATGGACACCCCTGAACCGCCCGAGATGGACCCGATCAAGCGCGAGTTGCGCATGGCTCTCTTCCGCCACGCCGAGGAGGCGGCTGCCTCCGTGCGGGTGCTGCGCAAGCGGCTGGAGCGCATCGAGGGAATGCTGGTCGGCGGCGAGGACAGCATCAGCATCCAGTCGACCTTCAATCGGATCGAGAGCGAGGCTGACCGGCTGGCCTTCGCGATCGCCGCGCTCCAGAGCATCCACGAGGTGGTGCTGCGCACCAAGGCGCTCACCCCGGCCGAGGTCCGCGAGGCCATGGACGAGGGCACGCGCTTCATGCTGAGCGGGAGCGGAGGCGACGATGCCTGATACTTCTAACCAGCCCAAGCCCAAGGTCGAGTGGCGCGAGTCCCCGACCGAGGGGCTGTACGACCTCTACGTCAACGGCCGCTGCGTCGACGTCGACGTCGCCGAGGTCCAGATGGCCGACGCGCTGCGTCGGGCGCGGGTGAAGCCGTGAGCGCCGCCCGGATGACCGAGGGGGAGCGTGAGGAGTTCCAGGCCAAGATCAAGGCCATGGAGCCCAACGTGCTGGTCTTCGAGTACCGGCTCGCCGTGGGGCAGGCCCGCAGCGGGGTCGCCAGCCGGAAGGCCGTCGAGAAGATGCACCTGATGGAGATGGAGATCATCAACCAGATGTGGGCCGCCCGGAAGAGCAAGCACGAGGTCACCCCCAGCCTCTGTGGGGGCGACGGATGATGATGTCCGACGAGGAGTACGACGCCAGGTTCGAGGAGGCGCGGGCCGGGTACGAGGCCCTGCGGTCTTCCCAGGAGCACGTCGACGGCATCCCCTGGCACGACGCCCCGGTCCCGCCCCGGCTGCACCGGTGCAAGCCCCAGACCAAGGGCTGGGTCAACTTCTTCACCCAGGTCGACCGC